CAGCAGGTAATGTAGTTGGTGAAGATATTGAAGCAGTAAGACAACTACAAGGAGCTATACGTCAAGTACAAGCAGAAACTCAAAAGACCTACGAGATCAGAACAACAGATCCTATCACAATCAGAAAGTCTGCAGAATACAAAGCTCAAAAAGAAGAACTGAGTAAGATGATTGCAACTATAATGGCTACATACAAGCTAAAACCTACAGATAAGATGGGTCTTTACTTTCAAGCTTGGTGGAAAAACTATATTAGCCAGATAGCAAAAGGATTTCAGTACACTGTGCCTGAAAACACAATGATGCAGTTAATTAATAGATGGTCTTTTGGAAACAAAGAAACCAATATCAAAGTAATCCGTGATGGCATTCAAAATGAAGAGTTTAAAAATTGGGTAATAAACTTTGATAAGAAGGATTACAACGATCAAAAAAAGATTGCAGGTAAGCCAATTGAAAACTTATTTTTAAAGTTAGGAGTTTATACTCTTGGAAATATTGAAAATCTAGTATCATTGAATCCTAACAATAGTATTAGGAAAATGAAAAATGATTTGAGAAGCTCGATTGAGCAAATTAAAGCCTTTTCAAAGACAGACAATACGGACGATGGAGCAGCAGCACTAAAATTCTTAACAAGAGAATTAGCTCGCTTAAAAGACATAGGTGGATTTAAAGCCATTATGCCTACAGAAGGAATTGTGTTTAAATATAATGAAAAACTATACAAACTTACCGGAGCATTTGCTCCAATAAACCAGATACTCGGATATCTAAAATTCTAATAAAATGAAATTAAAAAAATTACTAGAAACGCAAAGATTGGAAGAAAAAAAGCAAGCAATTGCTACATCTCCCAATACCAACATGACTCTGCACTATGATTCAAACTTCAAGCAAGTTGGTGAAGCTGGGAATCCAGAATTTAGCTTTACAATTAGTATCTCATCAACAGGAGGAAAAGACTTCTTTCGTGGTGTAGGTGATAGTGAAGAAAGTGCAAAGTTGGCTGAAGGTGTTAGATTAGAACTGCGCAGAGCTTTGCGTAAGTTTGATAAGCACGTTCAATTTATCGCTGATAAGTACAAACTACAAACACGATAGTATTAATGGAAAATTTACATGTTACGATAGGAGAAAAACACGTTAAGCACATCGAAGGTGATGTTTGGACTGAGCGTGGAAAGTTATGGACTATTAAGAATGGTATCAAAAGAACAGTGTCTAAAATGGATGAGGCACGTAAGCAGTTTTCAACTCCATTAGCATGTCCAAAATGCAATGGATCTATGAAACACTACTTAGATGAAAAGATGTGGGCAATCCACAAAACTTGCTTTAATTGTGTAATTGATGCAGATCATGAAATACAAAAAGCAGGTAAATGGGCAGAGTATGAAAAAGCAAAAATAATGGCTAATGCTGATAGCTTTGTAAAAGATCTAATTAGCTATATGGAAGATTATAACCAAGAAGGGGTTGCAAAAGCACACGTTACTGAAAATGGTCAAGTCGAAAAATGGAGAGATGCAGATCAAACTGAAATAAAAAAGATTACAGACTCAGTTATCGAAGACATAACTAAAAAAGTAGAAGACTACAAAGAAAGTAAGTAATTATGCAACCAGAAGTAATAGCATCATTTATAACAGGATTAGCAGGACCAATAGCAGTGCTGCTCATTAAGAGTCACGTAGAGAAGACTAAAAAGAAGCCAGACATGCTTACCGAAGCACTACAAACTAGTGAAAAAGTAATGGATAAGTTAGATTCTATTAAAAACGAATATGAAGCTGATCGAGTTTGGATAACGCAATTTCATAATGGTGGCCACTTTTATCCAACTGGAAAGTCAATAGCCAAATTCAGTCTTATATACGAGACAGTAAATATCGGAGTAGGTTCTATACAAAACAATTTTCAAAACATTCCTGTAAACCTATTCAGCAAATCGATAAACTTTTTGTTAGAGCACGATACGATAGAGATACCAGACTATAAGGATGAAACAATACCTACCTATGGATTAAAGTATATAGCAGAAGACACTGGATGTAAATCAAGCTACATATTTGCAATTAAAAGCTTTGAAGGTAAGTTTATTGGTTCACTAGGCTTAGATTTCACAAAGAAAAAAACAAAGCTAACACCAGAAGACGTGCATCACTTATCTAACTATGCTACTGGAATTGCTGGAGTATTATCAAGTCACTTAGAATCATAACATGCCATACAAAGTTAAAAAACAAGGAGACAAGTATGCAGTGTATAAAAAAGACACTGGAAAGTTGGTAGGTCATACTGCTGGCAATAAAGAAGCCTTGAGAAAATATTTAGCTGCTTTGCATATTAATGCAAAAGAAGGTGTAATAAAATTAGCAGACTTAATAAAAGAGAGCTTAGAAAAGCATATTCCATATATGTATAGTCAGGATGGCTTTGGCTGTCATGTTTGCAAATACTACATAAAAGATTTTGATATACATAAATGTTCAAATTCAAATTATGTAAATTTAAAAGGTTCTATGACATTAACAGATAATGATGGTTATCCAATTATTGACCCAAGTAAATGGTGTAGTGATTGGTTTGAGCCCAAAGCGTAATAATTATATAAAATAGAATATGAAACTAGTAAACCTAATACCATTAAGAGAAGTTGATCAAGACCCAACGTCTAATCTTCTATCACTACTAGCATCTCCGGAAATAAAAAAGTATATGGACAGGTTATCAGACACTTTAGAGGACGCTGATTTCATGCGAGTAAAAAAGTTATATGATGGATTATACACAGAGTTAAAAAAACACGAATAAAATGAAACTAGTAAACCTAATACCATTAAGAGAGTATGCTCAAGAGGAGCAATCAACTCCAGAATTAATAGCAATCCCTTATTTCCGTGAATTTCAAGCAACTCATGGATACAAACCAATGTTTAAATTCTTAGGTGTAAAAAGCGAAGAAAGTATCTTCGTAGCTGACCTTACTGATTTTGGTATGTTAGATTTAATTATAGCAGACGCTAAGTTGTATGCAAAAGTGACTGAAAAATACGCAGTATTTGGTGTCGTGTATACACTGACTGGTCTTGAAAAATTTGATGCAACTGTTTGTTTAATGAAGCAAAAAGATGGTCAAATTGAACGTATTATGTTTGACAACAAAGACAAGAAAAACTTTGATGCCAAGACAACTAACTTTATGAAATTAACTGAAAAATAAAAATGAAAACTACTAAAAAATCCAAAATAAACGAAAATGCTCTACGCTTAATGCTTAGAAAAGAAATTGTTAAGTTGTTAGAAGCTGAAGAAGAGCAAGAAGCTCCGGAACAAGAAGAGCAACCTGAACCTGAACAAGAGCCTGAAGAAGAGCAAGGATTGAATCCAAAACTAGAAGGGATAACCAGATACTATATCAGGAAGCTAAAGGATAGTGGTGCTGAGGTAGGTACAGAAGAGTTAGTAGAAATGCTATCTACTGTAATTGAGCAGTTTACAGCTTCAAGTGAGCAAAAATTAAACATTCTAAAAACAATTAGAACAAACATTGTACACTAATGAAAACGGCCAATCTAAAAAGAGCAATTCGTGAAGAAGTTAAAAAAGCTTTAAACGAAAACAAAACCAAAATGATCGTAAAGCGTCTTAAAGAAGATACAGCTTATCAAGAGTTCTTTAAAAAAGCTATGGATAAATTTAAAATCAGCTCACCAGCAGATTTAAAAGATCCAGCAAAGAAAAAGCAATTCTTTGACTACATAGATACCAACTATAAAGCTAAAGACGAGAATTAGTAAAACTCAGTTATGACAATAAGTAAATTAACAACAGGATTGTTGCTTACCATATTCATCACCATACTTGTGTTGACTGGTTACTTGTTTATGTCTACAAGAGGATCTGATATAGATCCATACGCTAAAGAAAAGAGTCAAATCGATAGCTTAACAACTGTAATTAATGCACTAGAAAAAGAACAACTCGTTCAAGATAGTTTAATTAAGTGCTATAAAAATGACTTGATTATTGCTGATCAAAAAATCGACTCAACAAAACACAAAATAACACAAATTCAAAACCAATATGGCAACAAGATTAAAGCTATTGATAATGCTACTCATGATGAGCTTGGCAACTTTTTCACAGACAGGTACAAGTAAAACACAAATGCACTGCTTTCCAGACAGTGTTGTAAAAAAGATAGCAAAAGATTTAGTAAGAGGTGATTCAGCACGAACTGAACTGACTGAGACAAAAATCCTAGTTGAACAGCTGGAGGAAAAAAACTCTACTAATCAGAGACTGATCAATGCGTATGTAGCTAAAGTAGCAAACTACACAACACAAATTGATTTATACAAAGACAAAGAAACACAATACAAAAATATTGTTACAGGACTAGAGCAAGATAATAAAAAGCTCAAGAAAAAACAAAAAAGGGTAATTAAAATAGTTACCGGAATAGCAATAGCAGGAGTAGCAACAAGTTTGCTAGTTCGCTAATAAAACTGGTTACATATGGCTGAGAAGAGTCTTAAAGACATAATCAAGGAAGAGTACGTTAAATGCGCTAAATCAGCATCATACTTCATGAAGAAGTATTGTATGATTCAACATCCTACTAAAGGAAAAGTTCCATTTCATTTATACCCATACCAAGAAGATACTTTAGAAGATTTTCAAGAGAATGATAGGATGGTTATCCTAAAGTCTCGTCAGTTAGGTATATCAACCTTAGTTGGAGGATATGCTTTGTGGATGATTTTATTCCACAGCGATAAAAACGTATTAGTAGTAGCGATAGATCAAAACACATCTAAAAACCTTGTAACAAAGGTTAGGGTAATGTTTGATAATTTACCAAGTTGGCTTAAACTAAAAACAACTGAGAGTAACAAGCTATCAATGAGATTGTCAAATGGATCTCAGATTAAGGCAGTAGCAAGTACAGGAACATCAGGACGTTCAGAAGCGTTATCAATGGTAGTTATTGACGAAGCTGCTTTCGTTGAAGGAGCAGAAGAACTTTGGGCATCACTACAACAAACACTAAATACTGGTGGTCAAGGTATCATACTATCAACTCCAAATGGAACTGGTAACTTTTTTCATAAGACTTGGGTTAAAGCAGAAGCAGGAGAGAACAAGTTTAAAACAAAACGACTACCTTGGCAAGTACATCCAGACAGAGATCAAACTTGGAGAGACAGACAAGATGAGGAATTAGGTATAAGACTTGCAGCACAAGAGTGTGACTGTGACTTCTCCACATCAGGTAATACAGTAGTATCACCAGAACTTATTACATATTACATGCAAACCTATGCACAAGAGCCAATTGAAAAAAGAGGCTTTGATGGAAATCTATGGGTTTGGGAAGTGCCAGATTATACAAAGAACTATATTGTTGCAGCTGACGTTGCTCGTGGAGATGGTAGTGACAATTCTGCATTTCATGTTATCGATGTTGAATCTTGCAGACAAGTTGCTGAGTATAGAGGACAAGTTGGAACAAAGGATTATGGCAACATGTTAGTAGCTGTAGGAACCGAATACAACGATGCATTGCTTGTTATAGAGAATGCTAATGTGGGATGGGCTACAATACAACAAGTTATTGATAGGAGCTATAGAAACCTATATTACACTTATAAGAATGATGTACTGGATTCAGACAGATTCTTAACAAAGGGATATGACTTAACAAACAAGTCAGACATGGTTGCAGGATTTACAATGAGTCAAAAAACTAGACCACTTGCGATTAGTAAGATGGAGTTGTATATACGTGAAAAAAGCTGTATTATTAGAAGCAAGAGGTTATTAGAAGAGCTTTATGTCTTTATTTGGAGAAATGCAAGAGCAGAAGCAGCATCAGGGTATAATGACGATTTGATTATGAGTTTTTGTGAAGGATTGTGGGTTAGAGATACAGCACTTAAATTAAGACAAGCTGGGATCGAGTTAAATAGAATGGCGGTAGCAAATATAAAGTCTACAGTATCTATATATAATAGACCAACTACACAAGATGATCCATATAAAATGCATTTGCCTAATGGTAATAGTGAAGATATTAATTGGCTTCTTTGATAACAGGACTATTTATATATAATAAGACACAATGGCAGAAAATACAACTTTATTTAGCAGATTACGTAAACTATTCAGTACGGATGTAATTATTCGTAATGTAGGTGGAGATCAGATAAAGGTTGTTGACGTAGGACATATCCAATCGGATGGTAATATTGCAACTAATCGTAGGGTAGATAGGTTTTCCAGACTATTCTCAGCTATTCCAGGATATTCTTATTCAGCAGGACAATTGCAACTATACACTCGTTTAGAGTTGTTTCGTGATTACGAAGCAATGGATACTGATAGTATCATATCATCTGCGTTAGACATCTATGCTGATGAGTGTACAGCTAAGAATGAGTTTGGTGATGTTCTTACAGTTAAAACAAGCAATCCAAAAGTACAAAAAGTATTGCACAATCTTTTCTATGATGTAATGAATGTTGAGTTCAATTTATGGCCATGGATCAGAAACACAGTAAAATATGGTGATTTCTTCTTACACATGCACATAGCAGAAGGTTATGGTGTAATTGGTATTGATCCAATATCTCCTTATGAAATGATCAGAGAAGAAAACTTTGATCCTGAGAATCCACAAAAGGTTCGATTCAAAAGAGATTACACAGCATTGTCTTCAAAGTCGCACGTAGCTTCTACAAACGAAACTGCTCAAACTTATGACAATTATGAGATTGCTCACTTTCGCTTATTAACAGATACAAACTTCTTACCTTACGGCCGTGCTCTTATTGAACCAACTAGAAAGGTTTGGAAACAAATCACACTAATGGAAGATGCGATGTTAATCCATCGTATTATGAGAGCTCCAGACAAACGTGTTTTTAAAATTGATATTGGTAACATACCACCCAACGAAGTAGATGCTTTTATGGAAAGTATGGTAAGCAAAATGAAAAAGGTTCCTTATATGGATCCTACAACTGGAGATTACAACCTAAAGTACAACATGCAGAACTTACTAGAAGACTTCTACCTTCCAGTACGTGGTACTGAGAGTGGGACTTCAATTGATACTTTAGCAGGCATTAACTTTGATAGCATTCAGGATATTGAATACTTAAAGAACAGATTATTAGGATCTCTTAAAATACCAAAAGCTTATTTAGGCTATGAAGAAGATACATCTGGTAAAGCCACTTTAGCATCGCAAGACTTTCGTTTTGCAAGAACAATCGAACGTGTACAGAGAATTATTGCATCCGAGCTATACAAAATAGGTATTGTACATTTATATGCACAAGGCTTTACAGATGAAGACTTAGTTGACTTTAGTTTAAGTTTAACTGCTCCATCCTCAGTATATGAGAAAGAGAAAGTTGAATTGTGGACAAGTAAGGTGACTTTAGCTGGCGACATGGTAGAAAAAGCTTTATTTAGCAAACCGTGGATTTATGAAAATCTATTCAATTTGTCAGAAGAGCAGTATCTTGAAGAACAAAATAAAATTATTGAAGATGCTAAGACAGCATTTAGATTAGAACAAATTAAAACAGAAGGTAATGACCCTATAAAAACAGGTCAATCATTTGGTACTGCTCACGATATTGCTTCCTTATACAAGGGTGATGGTGGTGTTCCAAGAGGATATGATGAAAAATCTAATGAAATGCCTCCAAAAGGCTGGCCAGGAGCTGGAAGACCAACTGAACCTGGAACACATGGCACTCATGAACATCCGCTAGGATGGGATCCATTAGGCAACAAGACTAATAGAAAAGTATATGAAGGTTCAAAGAACAGTTTAGATGCTTATGGAAGTTTATTGAATAGTATGAAAGGTTTGCGTACTGCAAAGAAAAAAGCCTTAAACGAAACCTTTGAAAAAGAAAACATACAAGAATCTTCTAGTTTGTTGGATGAAAGTAACATCTTACCAGAGGAATAAGAAAAACGAGCATATTTATTATCAGATAACTAAATGAAAAAATCAACTCACTCCAAGATTAAGAACACGGCAATTCTGTTTGAATTACTGTCGCGTCAAGTTGCAGCAGACACAATCAAGGGTGTAGAGAAGTCGCCAGCTCTTTCTATTATTAAAGAGTTTTTTAAAGCTGACTCAGTCCTTGCAAAAGAACTTATGCTCTACCAAACGCTTCTTAACGAAAAGTATAGCAATACTGAGAAAGCTAACTACCTACTTAATACTGTAATTAAATTACGCAATAAGCTAGATGCTAATCGTCTCAGAGAGCAGAAGTATAATTTAATTCGTGAAATTAAAAAGCACTACGACCTGACTAACTTTTTCAAAACCAACATTAGCGAGTATAAAATCTATGCATCTACTTATAGGGTATTTGAAGGGGTGAGTGTTGCTAAGGTGTCTGAAGTAGTGCAGAGTCGTTATACAATACTCGAGCATTTGGTTAGAAAGTCTAAAAACAAGTTAAGTGAAGGAAAAACCACAGCAGCTGATGATTACTTGAACCAAGACAGTGAAATACGTTTATTAGCTTATAAATTAATGATTGATAAGTTTAATGAAAAGTATGCAGATCTATCAACCAAACAAAAAAGCATTTTAAAAGAATATATCAACAACATATCAAATACAACAGCTCTAAAAGACTTTGTATTGTTAGAAGGTAAATCACTAAATGCATCTATTAAAAAAACTTTACCAAAGATAAAAGACAAGGTCACAACCATCAAACTAAACGAAGTGTGTAATATGCTTGTTAAGTTAGAAAAGGTTAAGACAATCAAAGAAGATCATGTTTTATCTTTATTACTCTACCACGAACTATTAAAAGAGTTAAAAAATGTTAAGTAATAAACTGACAAAAGAAGAGCTGGAAGAACTAAAGGCTTATATAAAGCAACAATCTGACAAGCTAAAACAAGAAGGTAGTACAACAGCTGGTCTTGCAGGATATCCAACTCCTGCAGCTTTTACAGGCAAACAAGGTGGTGATGGTACTGACTCAATTGATTTAGAAAAAGATGAGTATGCTTACTCAATAAAAGCTTCTAAAAAGAAACCACATTTTATTAAATTGCATGAAGTAAGTTATAAAAACTTCAAAGAAGATGCAAACACAAGTGAGGTACAAAAAGTTAACAATAAGATTATAGAAGTTAGTAAAATGCTTAGAGAGATCTCAAGATCGCTAGATCATAGCATTAAACTAAAACAAGAATCAAAATTAGATGATAGTAAGTATTGGAAACGTACTAATGAAGCTATTTTAAAGATAAGCAGACGTTTAGCAGAGGTAAACAAAAAAGCTCGTAAACTTGCAAATTTAAAAGAATTAGCTGCATCATCTGTAAAAGATAAACTAGTAAAGTTATTTAACAAAGCTGGGATAGATATTAAAGCACCAGAGGTAGAGTACCAACAAAAAGGTACTGACATCTATGAGTTTGATGTTTATATAGCAGGAGAGCCTTATGGAATAGATTACATAAAAGGAGAAGTTTTATATCAAGGTATGGATAGAGAGGAGCGGTTGGGAAATATTAGCCAAGAAGAAGAACTTGTTAAAAACATAGCACAAACATTTAAACCATGAACAAGCGAGTAATAGTAGATTATATAGGTTCAATCCAATTTACACCAGAACAGATTAACGAATCAATTAGCTCAAATCAAGGCAAATTGATCGTAAGTGGTGTAATGCAGAGAGGTGATGCCTTCAATCAAAACCAAAGAAAATATCCATTAGATATTTTAAAACGTGAAGCTAACAAATATAAAAACACTTTTGTAGCTGAAAAAAGAGCTTTAGGAGAACTGGACCATCCAGAGTCTTCAGTAGTAAATCTATCCAACGTATGTCACAATGTAATTGACTTATGGTGGGAAGGTAGTGACCTAATGGGCAAGATAGAGATTCTACCTACACCATCAGGAAACATTGCAAAAGAGCTACTAAAAGCTGGTATCAGATTAGGGATTAGTTCCCGTGGTATGGGCAGTGTAAGAGAGTTAGGTGAAGGTAAGGTAGTTGTAGCAGATGATTTTGAAATTGTATGCTGGGACTTGGTATCTAATCCATCTACTCAAGGAGCTTTTATGGATAACCTTAACGAAGGTGTAAAGGTAGTTACACAAACAAACAAGTATTCAAAAATTAATTCACTCATCAGTGATATAATCTCAATAATGTAATCATGAAACTAACAAAAATTAAAGAAAGTATCGATCAAAAGGTCGGATTAAACGAAAAAGCAGCATTTTTACAAGAAGTAGCTAAGTTTAATGAATATGGTAGCACAATCTACCGTACAGATAGTCTAAGAGAAGCAGCAAAAGCTGTTAGCAATATTGTTGAGAATGCAGAAAAGATTGCTTTACAAGAGACTGATGATTCTTTTGATGACATTACCGTTAAACGTAACATGAAGTCATTAAAGGCTAACAATGAGCAGTTTATGAAAACTGTGAATGAAGTTAGTAAGTTGCAACAGAGATTGGAATTGTTATACGAAGAAATGGGTCACACCTTATCACGTTATTATGAAATCCACTAAGAGCATAGACTGGAATCGCATATCTGCATCATTCAAGCAGTATCTAAAAGAAGCTGAAGATAAGGAAGAAGATGCTCCTGCCGAAGAAGAAGGAGAAGACAACCCATTTGCAGCAGCAGCTGGCGATGAGGGTGGTGATGAAGCTCCTGCAGATGATGCAGCTGCAGACGATGCAGAGAAAGAAGAAGGTGGAGAGGATGAAAAGAAAGCACCTGCAGAAAAACCAGCAGGCATTCCAATCAAGTTTAACATCAGCAAAGTAAAGAAGTACAATACAGCAAAGTTTTTAAGCGATACTGGTGTTGTAAAGAGTATTAGTAAAGATGGAATTGTAGTAACAACACAACCTGATCAAGTGGATGTGCTTGTAAACTTTGATGACATCTCAGAAAACGTTAAAAGGTTTTTCAAACCTAAAAAATAAAATATTTTTCTAAAAAAATATATTTTGGTTATAAATGATATATTTATATCCAAATACACTATCCTACTATATAGTGTTCTATTAACCGAATTTTATTATAGCTTTTCAATAGCTATATGACAGTAGTCAAAAAATCAAAAAACAAAATGAACAAACTATTAAAAGACGCAATCGCTGACGCTAAAGCCGTACGCGAAACTGCTCTTGCTAATGCTAAGGTCGCTTTGGAAGAGGCTTTTGCACCAAAACTACAATCAATGCTTTCTCACAAGATTAAAGAAGAGATGGGCAAAGAAGGTATGGAAGGTGAAGAAGAAACTTCTATGGAAGAAAAAGAGCAAATGGAAGCAATGCAGAAAATGGCTGGAATCACAAATGATGAAGATCCAGACAATGAAGGTATGAAGAACTACATGGAAGAAGATGAAATGGAAATGGATTCTGAAGAAGAAATGGAAATGGATTCTGAAGATGAAATGGGTTCTGAAGAAGAAATGGAAATGGGTTCTGAAGAAGAAATGGACATGGATATGGACATGGACTCTGAAGAAGGCGAAGAAGTTTCTGATGAAGAGTTAGAAGAAATCTTACGTGAACTCGAAGGTGGATCTGAAGAAGAATCTGAAGAAGAGACAATGGAAGGTGACACCACTTACATGGAGTCAGAAGACCCAGAACAAAAAGAAATGGACGAAGAAATCAACTTAGAAGAAATCATCGCAGCTTTGAATGAAGAAGATGAATCTGAAGAAGAAGAGAAAGAAGAAAAGAAAACAGAAGAAGAGCTTGAAGAAGCTTACAATGTGATTAAGTTCTTACGTTCTAAATTGAATGAAGTAAATTTACTTAATGCTAAATTGTTATTCGTTAACAAGTTATTCAAAAAAGGTGAATTAACTGAAACTCAAAAAGTAAAAATTATTGAAACTTTTGATCGTGCTAAGAATGTACGCGAAGCTAAATTGATTTATGCTACATTAGCTGAATCAGTAAATGGCAAAGCTAAAAAACCAGCACCAAAACCAAAAACTAAAATGAACGAAGGTCTTGCTTCAGCTCCGTCTAAAGCAACTAAGATCATTGCAGAAAGCAATAACGTTTACAGTCGTTTCAAAACTCTTGTAGAGTACAACAACAAGTAATTATTAATTAACAAAAAACCAAACAAACAAACAAATGAATTTATTTGAAAACATGGGTAATGTAAATCGTGCTGACGAAGTGAAGCCGTTAATTACCAAATGGTCTAAAACAGGCCTAATGGAAGGTTTAAAAGGCGGTAATGAGAAATCAACTGTTGCAGTCCTTTTAGAAAACCAAGCAAGACAATTAATTAAAGAAGGATCAGCAGAAATGTCTGGTACATCTGGTGCTGGATTTGAACAATGGCATGGTGTTGCTTTACCTTTAGTACGTCGTATCTTCGCTGAGATCGCTGCTAAAGAATTTGTAAGCGTACAACCAATGAACTTGCCTTCAGGTCTAGTATTCTATCTAGATTTTAAATATGCTAACAGCAAACAACCATTTGGCTTCGCTCCACAAGGACAAAACCAAACTGGTACTTTGCAAGGTATCACTAACGCAGCTGGTAATCCAACTGACGGTCTTTATGGTGCTGGTCGTTTTGGTTATTCAATGAATACTGCCGTTACTTCTAGCTTAACTGTAACTACTGGTTCAGTTGCTGCTACTGATGTTAACTTTGACGGTGATTTTACTGCATCTTTATCTAACTACCGTAAATTAACTTTCTCTAACTTCTTTACTGGAGCTGGTGCAAATGCTGATCCTTATGCAGTTCGTGGATTTATCCCTGCTTCTGCTTCTGTAACTTTGACTGCTGGTACTACTTATTTCCCTGCATTCTCTGTTAAGAGTGGTAATGACTTAGTAATGATTATCAGTGCAAGTGCTGGTGGTTCTGGTAGTACTCAAACAGGATATGCAGTATCTTACTCTATCCAACCTACTAATGATGCTCGTAGCGATTTCGAAACCGCAAATGGTCGTTCTTTAGATACCAACTTAAACATTCCTGAAATTGAACTCCAAATGCGTTCTATTCCAGTTACTGCTAAGACTCGTAAGTTGAAAGCAAGCTGGACTCCAGAATTTGCTCAAGATTTGAATGCTTACCACTCAGTAGATGCTGAAGGTGAATTAACTGCTATGTTATCTGAATACGTTTCTATGGAAATCGATTTAGAGATCTTAGATATGTTAATCTCTGCTGCTGCTACAACTGAATATTGGTCTGCACGTACAAATGAGATCTGGAATGGTACTACATTCATCAGTGATCCTAACGTAAGTGGTAACGCTTATATTCAAGGTACTTGGTTCGCAACTTTGGGAACTAAATTACAAAAAGTATCAAACAAAATCCACGCTAAAACTTTACGTGGTGGTGCTAACTTCTTAGTTTGTTCTCCTGACATCGCTACTATCCTTGAATCAATCCCAGGATATGCTGCTGACGGTGATGGAACTAAGATGAAGTTTGCAATGGGTGTACAAAAAGTAGGTGCTTTAACTAGCCGCTACGAAGTGTACAAGAATCCATACATGCAAGAAAACACTGTATTAATGGGCTTCCGTGGTACTCAGTTCTTAGAAACTGGTGCTGTATATGCTCCATACATTCCGTTAATGTTAACTCCACTGGTGTACGATCCAAACAACTTCGTACCACGTCGTGGTGTTATGACTCGTTACGCGAAAGTTGTAACTCGTCCAGAGTTCTACGGAAAAGTATACGTAGCTGACTTAGGTCAATACTAATACTAATCAATCTTAGATTAAAAGGCCTCACAGAAATGTGGGGCTTTTTTTGTTTATACAACTATTTATATAAAATTGTTATATGATCGAACCTAAGAGAGAAAGAAAAGCTGAAATTAAAGCAATCAATGCAGTACAGCTAAACGAAGAACAAAAAGCTGCAAAAGCTTTAATCGTAGAAAATCAAATCGTTATAATAACAGGTAGAGCGGGATCAGGCAAGTCTCTAGTTTGTGCACAAGCCGCTTTAGATTTTCTTAAGAAGAAGCAGGTTAGTTGTATATACAACACCAGAGCTACTATTGAAGTAGGAAAGAGTCTTGGATTCTTGCCAGGAGCATTAGGTGAAAAGTTTGATCCTTACATGGAAGCACTACTTGAAAATTTAAAGAAGTGTTGCACAGATAAAGGAGAAGTAGCAAAACTAGTAGAAGCCGAAAAGATAAAGGCACTCCCAGTACAATTCATACGAGGTAAAACTATTGATGATGTACTAGTAGTAGAAGAAGCCCAAAACTTGACCAAATCCGAAATGTTAGCCATTCTTACTCGTTTAGGTAAAAATGGTAAGATTATCATAAATGGGGATAATGAGCAAATGGATATTAAAACACCAACTGGTGAAATGAATGGACTATCCTACGCTATTGAGATATCAAAGAAGATTCAAGAGATAAAGTGGGTTAAACTAAAAGAAAACCACAGATCAGATCTAGTAGGCAAGATACTTGACTATGAGTATGGTAAATAGGTAGTAATACCTGATAATAAGGCCAACAGGCAGTCTTTTTAATTCAAATGATAACTATTTATATGTAAAGTAAAGACACATGAATATTCCAATTTGGCCCGGATCAAGCAGCTTCATAGCAATGTCTGCATCGTATTATACTGGATCTAGTGCAGTTAGACCAACTCCGTTTGGTTATTATGATGGTGATGCTACGTTTAAAGTTGAAGCTGATAAGGTAGCAGATTGGTGTGCTAAAAGATTAGGTTATCCAATAACAGAAATTGAACTACAAGACATCAACCTATATGCAGCATTTGAAGAAGCGGTAACTGAGTTTAGTACTCAAGTTAACATGAACAATGCTAAAGACTACATGCTTACTTTAGTTGGAACACCTACTAGCAATCAATTAAGCGGTAGAACAATTACTCCAAACTTTGGTAGGACAATTGAATTAGCAAAAAGCTATGGTAATGAAGTTGGAAGTGGTGGTAATGTAAACTGGAAAAAAGGGTATGTAAGCCTTGTTCCAGGTCAACAGACATACGACTTAGATGCTTTGTTTGCAGCTACTCGAGAGAGTGGTAGTGCTATTGAGATTAAGCGAATATATCATGACTTTAGCCCAGCTATTGTCAGATACTTTGACCCATACGTTGGTACTGGAGCAGGTACACAACAACTCCTAGATAGTTTTGGATGGGGATCATTCTCACCAGCTGTATCATTCTTAGTAATGCCTTTATATGCAGATTTGCTGCGTATTCAAGCAATTGAGATGAATGACATGATTAGAAAATCATCTTATAGTTTTGAGCTAAGAAACAACAAACTAAACATATATCCAATACCAACAGCAGAGTATACTGTGTGGTTTGAGTATGTTGTAGTTTCTGAAAGAAACAATCCAATAAAAGCTCCAACAGGATCGATAAGCGATTTGAGTAATGTACCATACAGTAGAATCCAGTTTACTAACATTAAAGATATAGGGATTCAGTGGATATATAAGTACACATTATCAATCTCAAAAGAGATGTTAGGATTAGTCCGTAGCAAATATAGTACTGTACCTATTCCAGGAGCAGAAGTAACTTTGAATGGAGCTGATTTAATTGCACAAGGTCGTGAGGATAAGTTAGCTTTAATCACTGACTTGAAAGAATTACTAAACTCAATGACAAGACAGAGTCAAATGGAACAAGAGACTGCAGTTGCAGCGGCAATGCAAACGACTCTTAACAAAGTACCTTTATACATATATATTAAATAAGATGTGTGCACTTTTTGGATCCTCAAGGGATATATCCTTTATAAAGCAAATCAATAAGGAACTGTTAGATGACATCATTCAACAAGAGGTAGATTACTACAAATACTATCTACCAGAAACTAAAGGTAAAGATACTGAAAACTTGTATGGAGAAGCATCATCACAAAAAACATACTATACAGCAACACGTTTAACTTGTCTACTTACTAGAGGCGATCAAGCATATGTGCAAGATGATCAATTTGGTATTGATGTCACACAGCCAATGACTTTTGCTTTCTTAAAGCCAAAGCTAAGAGAGATAAACTTAGTACCAAATGCAGGAGATATTATAGAAGTGAGAGGTAACTACTACGAGATTGATCAAGTAAACGAAAACCAATTCTTTGCAGGTAAAGATGGTGATTATGGAAAAAGTGTAGGATCTGAATTTGGTGAAAGTTTAAGTATAATTTGTGAAGCACATTACACAAGAGTAACAAGACTGCAGATTATAAAAAGTAGATATTAATGTATACTAGAAAGCAAATACCTAAAACACAATACGAACTTAGCAAGGGTGAAGAAAATCATGCATTTGATCGTGCTAATGATGTGCGTAGGGATGATGATACTGTAAAGCAGCTATCGATTGGTCTTTACGATATTGATTACGCTATCAAATATTATTTTGATGAAGTCATTAAACCAGAAATTGAAGAGTTTGGTAATGTGGTTAAAGTACCAGTAATGTATGGCTCTCCAGAAAAGTGGAAGAACGTACAAGCTGATGGATACTTTAGAGATAAGAGTGGTAAGATACAATCACCACTTATTGCTTACAAAAGAACATCTATTACAAGAAACAAAACTTTAGGTAATAAAATAGATGCCAACTTCCCTAGTCTGTACTATTCACAAGAGCTGAAGTACAACCAGATAAATAAATACGATCAATTTAGTGTTTTAACGAACTCTAAGCCAATCAAAACATTTATTAATACTGTCGTGCCAGATTACGTTGACATCACGTATGACGTGGTTGTATGGACTGACTACATAGAAGGAATGAATAAGATTCTTGAGAGTATCATCTACACAGAAGGCACTTATTGGGGTGATATGGAAAAGTTCAAGTTTAGAACTAAAATTGATTCTATCACTAACACAACAGATCTATTACAAGATGCTGATAGAATGGTACGTTCATCATTCACAATAACTTTATTTGGTCAAATAGTACCAGACGTATTAGCAAAAGAACTAAGCAAGAAGCAATCTGAGAAATCATTTGATGTAAGGCAGATTGTAATAGAGGTAACGCCAGATGCAGATCCAGGAGTATTTCAACAAAAAGAAGATATGGTTGCTAAAGGTAAAACAACATTCACAACACCTACAGTAAGAACATCAATTAATCCATTATCATTATCTGACGCAACAACTGTGAGCTATTTATATGCAAACAATACAGTAGCAGCAACATCGGTATCAGCTCCAGACACAGCTTATTTTACTGGAGTCTTTTTAACTGCTCCAGTAGGATTACCAGCAACAAGTGTGTCTAATTTCACATTCTTCATAAATGGTCAATATGTAGAGCCAACAGCAATTACAAGCTTTACACAGAGTAGCGGCATATGTACACTAATAATAAACACATCAGAGCTAGGATTTACTTTAGCAGCAACTGATGAAATAGTAGCAATAGGAAAGTTCGCATAACATGGCATTAATAAGAGGTAGTCAAATAACAGGAAGTGTAGCATCAGCATCATATGCATTGACAGCTTCCTTTGCTTTGAATGGAGGAGGTGGTGGTAGTGGTTTTTCTATAACAAGTGGTAGCGTAACAGCAAGTGTTAACTTAACAAGTGATATTTTTTTAATACAATCTGGAACATTTACTCCATTTAGCGTTACTAATCTAGGATCTGTAACAATATCAGGCAGTGCAACAGATCTATTCCTGATCAAAAACACAAGCAATCAAAACATATTAAGAGTAAGTCAAAGTGGTGTAGTAGTGTTCGCAACTCAATCAGCTACGTTATCTGGAGCAGCACCAAATGGAGGAGTTTATTTTACTTCATCTTCTTTTTATGTCGGCCTAGACTAATACTTTAATACAACGTAGACTATTTATATATAAGACAATCAAACAAATAATATTAACACATGGCAACTTGGAAAAAAGTAATAGTATCTGGAAGTAGTGCAGAGTTAACTTCACTAACTGCTAGTTTAGCTATAAGCTCATCAAATATAAACGTAGGTGTTCCATCATCAAACGCTTGGCAAACTAGTTTAAATGGATCTTACTTTAATAACTTTACAACACAAACAAACGTATCTGAAATTTTACGTTTTGTAGCAGGGTTACTAAGTGCATCAGCACCTGACGCAGCTCCAAATACCAAGACACTAAGCTCTATTTCAAAAACTTCTACCAATAATGGTACCGGTACAATAGCCGGATATGTACCACAAGGATACTCTGCAGCAGATGTAACTTATATAGTTGGTAAAGGGTTTGCATCAACTGGATCGTTACTATACACTGGTCTTACAGTATACAACAACTCTAGCTATGCAAATACCTATACAAGTGTTGCAGCAGGAACAACAAATGTATCATCTTCAGTAGATGCTCAATTGTTTGGTTTAGGAACTATTATTGATGGTAGTACACCAAATACATTTTATGTATCTGGAACAATTAACTGGGCTCACGAAAGTGCAAGTACTGGTGGTGTGACAATTACATCACAATCTCAAAACCTATTATCACTATCCTCATTTACGACATCAAATGGATTGACAGTAGGTAAGATTCCAACAGCAAACGCAGCTGTAATTCCAGCAGCTTATCAAGATGGTAAATTTGCAAGTATCTTTAGTTCAGGATTATATAATGGAGGAGTATCTTTAACAAGCGTATCATCATCCGGTTACTACCACATTAGTGCATCTATCAAGATTGCAAGTGGATCATCTCCTGTGTACAACACAGCAAACACCTCAGTTGAAAGATTCTTTTGGGCTCCAACAGCAGCTATCAATAGCGGCTTACCAACTCAAACCATAACTATAACCAATAAGACTAGTGGCTCACTTACAGCAACTTCTGGATCTTTATCAGGAGCTCCTTATTTAAGGACAGCAACTTGGTATGTAGGAAGCCAAATAAATGGAATATTTAATCCTCTGTATGTAGCCAATACAACTATTGCATCTATAACTGAAGCAGATGCTTTGGTAACTTTAACAGCTGCAACAAATAGTGGTTCAAGTGCAACAATAAATTCATCAGCTCAAATCAGTTCAGCTAATACAGTTTTTGATTCCACAGGAAACACTCTCAGAGCAACAAGCACAATTCCATTTGAAACTGACTTAGTTAAGTTATCTGGTAGTTTATCGTTTAATGCAGGTGTGGCAGGAGCTACCAACATTCAAGCTTTATTTGCAAGTGGATTAAGCACATCAACCTTTACTGTTGCCACAAGTGGTTCTAATAGATCAGGAGTATATACAACAGATACTCAAACATTTTCTTATCACGATGCAGGTGCATACGGACAACCAGCATCATCTGGATCTATAGCTTACTTTGGTTTTCCAACCAATACTACTCAAACAGCTACATCTGATACTTTTAAAGATGAGGCAAATCGCATTACATTAGATGATAGTATACTGTCATTTACTGGAACTGCTTTTGTATCATCAAGCACATTACCAACCAAGGAACTTCAAGTAAAACCAGGCTACTTAGTGGCTTCAGGTGGCTCAAGAAGGTATTGGTATCCATCTGGATATGGAGACACTTACCAATACTATGTACGTAGATTTCAAAGAACTACATCGATTGGTTCATTTACAATAAACTTAGGACAAACTCTAGTAGCTTGGAATGATACAACAACTACAAATGGTGTGTCTGTAGCGATTGTTTTTGAAAGTGCTGTTAATGGTCAAAATGGTTTAACTGTAACGCGTTTATTTGATCCATACTACACAACTGGACTAATAACAGCAGGTATCACAGCTAACACAGCAGGAACCAATCCATTTGGATCAGCAATCGATTACTATGGTATTCGTACTGGAGCTGTATCTGGCACTACTTACACAGTAGAGGTTAGTAATGCTAATGCAGTTTATATGAATGGTTCATCATATGATCAGTTTTATGTTATAGTTAGATATAAAGGAGAACCGACAACAGCAGTAACAACATTATCAGTATCTTAATAGATAAATAACCATGGCAATAGATTTAACTAAAAAATCCAATAGAACCTTACTAGGTAAACGATACACTACAGATGCGTTCACAGATGGTCAAGATGCATTTACAAGCGTATTTGATATTAATTCTGGTGAGGTTTACACACAAGCTAATTTTATACCCACATCATCCCTTCCATTCTCAGGGTCAAGTCAAAACAGCTACTACTTTACAACAGGCAGTACTATATCAACTACACCTACCGGAAATGATGTATTAAGATTTTGGTATCGTCATGCATTAACTAAGTCTGACTTAGCAACCGTTGGTAAAGATGTATGGATGTTTATTTCTGGCTCTACTACCATTTCAACTGGAGCTCAGTTAATAAATGCAAATCAACAAACCAACTTTATATCTCCAAAATATTCATTAGCAAGTATATCAACAAACACAGCAGAATCAAATCCAGCTGGTTATGTTGTAAAAGCTATATATTCAAATGATAATTTAGGTTCAACAGCAGATATTGATTCTAGTTATTATAACTTTGATTACAAAACTGGTATATTTCAATTCACCTCTTCTGCAATTGCAACAACAGTAATTGCCGATGCTACTAATGGTCGTGTTTATTTAACAGCTTACCAGTATGTAGGTCAAGTATTATCAACTCGTTTAACAAATGTTGATTCTAGCCTTGCCGCTTTATCTGCTTCTATTCAAGCAGTATCAGCAAGTGGTGCAGTAGCTGGAGGATCTGACGGTCAAATTCAATACAACAATAGTAGTGCTTTTGGTGGTGTTCCAACCTTAGTATATAGTGGTGGAACTCTAAGAGCAACAGGTTCATTTACAGGATCTTTCTTTGGTGATGGATCTCAATTAACTGGAATAGCTACAACATTAGCAGTTACTTCTTCAGCTGGAAACATAAGTGTAGATCTTGCAACACAAGCCTTAACTATAGTAGGTACTTCAAATGAAGTAGAAGTATCAGGTTCAGGTCAAACAATTACCATCGGATTACCAGATAATGTAACTATTGGAAATGACTTAACAGTAAGTGGAAACTTAACTGTTCAAGGCACAACAGTAACATTAAATGTTACCAATGTAGCTATTGAAGATCAATTTATCTTACTAGCATCAGGATCTAGTTCAACTATTGATGGTGGTATCATAGTACAAAATGCAGCAAATGCAGGTGAAGCTTTATATTGGGAAAATGATCCAGCTACTACAGGTCGTTGGGCAATATCAAGTTCAGTATCCCCAACAGCAACTTCAATAACAGCGGCTGAATATATTGTAACAGCAGAAAAGTCTGCAGGAGGACCACCAGCCAATCCAATATATGGAGGAACTACAAATGGATTTGGTAACATGCACATAGACTCAAACACAGGAGATGTTTACATCTATACATAAAAAATTAAATAGTTACGTCATGGGAAGTATATCATCGCTCATTAGAGCTAAGGAAGCAGCACAACCAGTTGCACAGCTAAGTGCATCAGAAATTGAGTTCTTGTTAATCCTTATTAAAAACTCAAACTTTAAAGGTAAGACTTTAGAAACAGTTTATGGTACTGTTGTTAAATTACAACAACAATATATTGCATTACAAAATCAACAAGAGTAGTTATGTTTGAATTAGTAGAGTTACAACTATTACGTCAATCTTTAGACGTAATAACAATTTTAGGTAAGGATGCAAAAAAGGTTGCTAACTTACAGCAGAAACTAGAATCCGCAATTGCACAGGAGCAATCAAAAGCTCAAGAATTAGACACATTAATTAAGTCTAAAGCAAAGTAGCATATATTTATAGAAAAGTATTGTTGGCCTGAAAGGGAAGTAGGCATATACACGGCATAAAGTGTATGTATCTAACCACAAACAAATATATAATGTAATATGCCAAATTATAGAAAACTATATGAGTCTGTTTTTGGGGAAATACCCAAAGATAATCAAAACCGATCGTATGAAATACATCATATTGATGGAAATCACAACAACAATTCCATAGAAAATTTAATGTGTGTATCTATAGAAGAGCATTATAATATACACTATTCACAAGGAGACTTTAATGCTGCTAACTTGATAGCTATGAGGTTTAACACAGCTTATGTTAAAGGATACAAAAGACCACTTAGTGAAGAAACCAAAGTGAAGCTTAGAAAACCCAAACTTAACAAAGAGAATTATAAAAAACCTAAGACAGAGGCCCACAAAGAGACTATAAGGTTAGCAAGAATAGGAACTAAGAGATCAGATGATACTAAATCAAAAATGTCTATTAAAAAATTAGGTAAAACACCAATACAAAACCTAACACAAATAATATGCCCTTTTTGTAAAAAAGAAGGGCAGCAAATTGCAATGAAGCGATGGCATTTTAATAATTGCAAAGAAAGGGAGGTAAATCATGCCTAATTGGCGTAAAGTTATAGTCTCTGGTTCAGATGCTACACTAAACACACTAACCATATCAAACGGAGTTCAAATTACTGGTTCGTTATCAGTAACTGGCTCAACAACTCAAGCAGGAACCAATAACTTATTTGGTAACACAACACTATCAGGTAGTATCATTATATCAGGTTCATCAACTTCTCCACCAACACCAACTATTAAAGTGTATGGTGATATGGAAACAAACGGTGTAATCAAGTTTTTACCTATTGCTAAAAGCATAGACACCTCAATCTCAGCATCCTATATTTATGTTTCCGGTTCAACAAATGACTTATACTTTTCTCAAAACGGACAAGGATATAACAATGTAACTCGTTTAAGATGGTTAGAAGGAAATCTGTATACTGGATTACTAAATGGAGGTTTAATTACAACTCAATCATCTACCGTTTATAAAATAAGTAGCGGTAGTGGAATTATTGTTAATCTAAATGCATCATTAAATAATGACCCATTCCCAACAATCCAATATTTAAACTGGGGCAACTTAACAGGTAGTATTAATGCATTTACTAGTTCGTATCAACAATGTTTTGTTGGTATTGACTCAACTAATAATATTTTTGCTCAAGGAACACCATTCTCAAATGGACAATTTGATACTATAATCAATATAGGTGGAGTATTTTTCCAAAACCAAACTTCAATAAATGCTGTTAAAACACAGCCTTCTGTAGCATACGGCTTTGAACAACAGCAAAATATATTTACCAGAGCATTTGGGGCTTTAAAACTATCAGGATATACCCTATCACCAAGTGGTTCTTCAACAGGTAGTTTAGTAGTAGGAAGTGGTACAGCTTATGCACCTGGAGCAAACTATGCTATAGACCCAAATGAACCTTCTTACACAGTAGATACTGGAACTAATATCTCTAAAATTTTTAGATATAGACAATCAGGCTCAACTTGGGTGTACGATACAAATGCAGGAGCGGGATATGCAACAATAGATCCAAGTAACTATTCAAACAGTGGTGTTCTTACAACAGTACAACCTAATGACTGGTCAATACAGAGAGTCTTTTGGTTTCCAAATTCAATAGTTAAAGCAATAGTTGTTTACTACGGTAATGAATCTTATTCAACAGAAGCAGACGCCATTGCAAATACTCAATTTGAATCATTTATTGAAGCACCTAACACTGCAGCAAATGCAATTTATTTAGGTGCAATAATAATTAAGGGTAATGGTGTATTTACTACTCCTGCTGACTTTAAAATACAACCTGGAGGATTATTTAGGCAAGTAGGAGGAGCAGGTGGAGGTGGCTCTACAATCACTCAAACTTTAGCGGGTTTATCAGACGTAGCAATATCAGGTCCTACAAATGGACAACCTTTAGTATATAACACAGCAGCTACTAAATGGCAAAACCAATCTGTCTTAACAGCAAGTTTAAATGGTAATGCTACAACAGCAACAACTGCAGCAACAGCATCATACATAGCAGGAGCAAGTGTAGATGGAGCAGTTAATGATTCAAATAGATTGGGAGGAAATGTAGCTTCATATTACACAAACGCTTCAAACATTAATGCAGGTACAATAAACAATACCTATTTACCATCAGCAATTAATGTCACTTCAGTAACAGCCTCTTTTAGTGGAAACTTAACTGGTACTGCATCTTATGCAACTCAAGCTTTATCTGCTTCATACTATGGAGGATCTGTAATAAGTGCTTCATTTGCTTCAACAGCTTCTTATGTATTAAACGCAATTAGTGCATCATATGCTCCTCAAACCGCAGCATTTCCTTATACAGGAAGCGCAATTATATCAGGTTCATTAATAGTAACTGGTTCTTTAAATGCTATAGGAAGTGCAAACATAAGTGGATCTTTATCTGTGATAAGTGGATCTTTCTCTCTTACTGGATCCGGTGGCAGTAGAATGTATATAGGTAAATCTAACCAGTATCCAACTCTTACAGCTGTACAATTTGAAGTTGGAGCACCAACTAATACAAACTGGAATATACTAGGAGGTACTAGTACTATGGCTTTAAATTCACCTGGTGGTCGTTTAGATATTATGGTATCCAATAATCTAAATGTTTATTTTTACGACACTTATGCTAAGTTTAGATATAGCGCTATATTTGGTACTACTGTTCCTACTCCATCAGCTATTGTACATGTTAGAGGAGCTGGGGCAACATCAGCTACAACTGCTTTTTTAGTACAAAATTCAACTCCTTCAGATGTATTCAAAGTAACAGATGATGGAAAAACAACTATTGCTGCTTCTGGATTTCCATTAATAGTTAATTCAACAAACAGTAACACCTTCAAAATGACTTTGCAAGATAACGGTGTTACTCGTGGTTATTTCGGAAGTGGAACTGGAATACCATTAATGATTGGAGATTCAGTAGGTAATCCAACTCATACTTTTTATGGTACAGGTACTATTAGTTCACTTGGAGGAATTTATATAGGAAGTGCATCGACTACACCTTCAGCCCGACTTCATTCTGTAGGTTCAGGTTCTACCTCAGCAACCACAAATGTTTTAATACAAAACTCATCATCTGCAAACTTATTTAGAATAACTGATGATGGAAGAGTAACTATTACTGGATCATTAGGAATAAGTGGAGGAATAACTGGTTCATTATTAGGTACTGCTTCGTATGCAAATCAAGCTCTATCAGCTTCATGGGCACCAGCAGGTGCAGCATTTCCATACACTGGAAGTGCTCAAATAACTGGTAGTTTAGTAATATCAGGTTCAAATGCAACTCGATTAACTTTACTAGGATCAGGTTCAGCATTACCTATATTCACAGTACAAGGATCACAAGGAGAATTATTCTCAATAACAGATAGTTTATCCGGATCTTTATTCAGTGTAAACGATATATCAGGATTACCTATACTAGAAGTATTCTCAGATAATACTACCTTAATGGGAGATTATCAAGCACCAGCACTTTACACAACAAAAAAAATAACAGCATCATCAGGTGTAAATTTAGTGTATAGTCTAAGTACAGGATCTTATGATGGAGTGTTTATGGATTACATAATTAGATCAGGTTCAAACTCTCGAGCTGGAAACTTCTCAGCATTGTGGGGTAATGGAGCAACAGTAAACTACATGGATAACTCAACTACAGATTTTGGAAGTACTTCAGGATTTACATTTGGAGCTTCAATATCAGGATCTAATATGATAATCACAGGTTCAGCAAGTACAACAGGATGGACTATAAAATCAATCATTAGAAGTATATAAGTTATGTCGTTTAATTATTCTCCTAAGACAGTCACTGATGGATTAGTGTTGTATTTAGATGCAGCTAATACTAAATCATACCCAGGAAGTGGAACTGCTTGGAGTGATATAGGTAAGAATAAAAATAACGGTACATTAATAAATGGACCTACATTTAATAATGGAAATGGAGGAAACATAGTATTTGATGGTATTGATGATTATGTTAGTTTTTCAACAATAACAAATACTATTTATACTATTGAATTTTGGTATAAAATGGGTGGTAATGATAGTTCATTTGGTTATCTTGCTTCTGGTGGAGGTAATGGGTTAGCTATAAGTGAAGGTGGATCATATCCTGGGTTAGTTTATGGACAATTTTATTATTTTAATGGGGTTGCTCCTAATCTATTAGGTTCTATACCATCCACTACAAATTGGAATCATGTATGTGCTTTAATTAATACTTCAACAAATAACATACAAATGTATGGTAATGGAAATCAATTAAGTACTACAACTGTTACTAGTATGTCAACAAATATCTCAGATATAGGAAGATATACTTTAGCAAACCAAAATTTTCTTAAAGGTAATTTAGCTTTATATAAGATATATAATCGAGTTCTTACTACAACAGAAATAACACAAAACTATAATGCATTAAAAACAAGATTCGGATTATAAAAATGGAAACAACAAATTACGAAAATAGAAAATTTATGATCTTTTCAATAACAGAATTAGATCAAATTGATTTCACTCAAGTACACGAGACATCAGCAAACACAGTTAGAAAATCAGTTGATAATACAAAAACATTTGTTAAGTGGGATGATACCATACCTCAATGTATAAGCAATCTTAATACAAAAGAAGGTCCTTATACCTACGAAGAAATGTCAGAGATTTTAGCTACAGAAGCTTGGACAAGCTCTGAATTACCATCTTTGTCATGGGCACAGTAAGAGGTGGGGCAGATAATATTGTCAAAAGTGGCTTGATAATGTATTTGGATGCTGCTAATTACAAATCTCACACTAGTGGAAGTACTACTTGGACTGACTTGAGTGGAAACAAAAACCATGGAACTTTAGTCAACGGTCCTACATTTAATAGTGGAAATGGAGGAAGCGTAGTGTTTGATGGATCTAATGATTATGTTTCTGTAAGTTATAACGCTACTAGTATGGCGGCATGGTCAACAGCTCAAACTGTTATATTTTGGGAATATCATGATTTTACAACAGGTAGGAGAAATATATGGAATCAAGCATATGGGGGATATGGAACTTGGACATGTGAAGGAGGTAATAATATAAGCTATTACTATGGTAATGCTGGTAATGACAATAGTCCTTATACATTTTTAGCTTCACCTACTATTTCCACAGGTAGATGGAATATGTTAGTTATAGCTCGTGATGCAAGTCAAGTAAAATGGTATGTAAACAATAATAATGTAACTACTATGTCAAATCCTTATGGTACTCTTGCTAACACAACAGCCAATATAACTATAGGAAGTGGCTACACAGGAACACCTTGGGTTGGAAGAATTGCCATAGTACAAGCTTATAATAAAGCTCTCACAGCAGCTGAGGTTTCACAAAACTATAATGCATTAAAAGGAAGATTCGGATTATAAAATGGCAGGTAGAATAGCATATTATGGAGGTATAGTCTTAAATGGGTTAGTGTTAAATGTAGATGCTGCTAAAGCGGATTCTTATCCTAAAACAGGAACTACTTGGAGAGATATTAGTACAGGTGGGAGTAATAATGGTACACTAACAAATGGACCTATGTTTGATTCCAACAATAAAGGATCTATTGTATTTGATGGTACAAACGATATAGTCAACTTTGGACCTTTTTCTTTACTGACAGGAAGTAACTTTAGTTTATCTTTTTGGGTAAAACTAAATGTAAATAACACAGTACAAGTACCTATTGCAAAAGACAGTCATTTTAGTATTGCGTTTTTTAATAACCAAGTATCATATGCTGATGGTTCCAATTGGAATTATTCCGCTTTTGGAAATTATAGTACTTTTAGTGTAGATACTTGGTACAACATAGTAGCTGTCAGAAATGGTACAAACGTCACTCTTTACTCTAATTCAGCTTCAATTGCTAGTCTTACGTTTGGTGGTAGTGTAACTGGAAACGCTAATAATTTCTATTTAGGTGCATATGCTGGTAATGCATATTTTTTTAAAGGAAACATATCTTCAATGCTTATCTACAACAAATCACTAACTAGTACTGAAGTAACACAAAACTATAATGCATTAAAAGGCAGATTTGGTCTTTAACATATATTTATAACAAATAACCTGGATAGAGAAAGGAAATTATGCCAAACGAATTTATAGCCCGTAATGGGTTACGCGCACAAAACAGCTCAGATATTACTGGGTCACTCATAGTAACTGCTGGAATAACAGGATCACTACAAGGTACAGCATCTTTTGCTTTATCTGCATCTTATGCACCAGGAGGTGGAAGTGGCACAATTAACTCAGGTGCTTCAACAAAATTAGCTTATTATCCTTCAGCAGGAACAACAATTGACGACACCGCTAATCTAGAATATGATGGTACAAACCTACAGTTAGTGAGTACGGCACAAATAGGATTTGCAACTACTCCAGGAACTATATATTTTGGAAGCTTTGGCTCTCCTGGTTATGGTCGAGCTGGATTTAGTGTACCTGGAGCAGCGGTGATGGTTATCGACTATGCTAATGCAAGAGCAGGGTTTGGTGGAGGTATAAACCTAATCACAGGAGCTCCAGCTGGATTAGTAGAGATACAAGGCAAAGCAAATGAAATACAATTAATCGTAAAAGGTAATAGTACACAGACTGCAAACTTAACTGAATGGCAAAATTCGGGTGGTAGTGTCTTAGCGTATGTAGATTCATCAGGAAACGTTAATAGTCAAAATTTAAAATCAAACAGTTCATCTGGGGATGAAGGAGGAGAATTATTTCTTGCTCAAGCTCAAACTAATACAACTTTAGCAGGTGGAATTACTATTGATTCCTACCAAGACAAACTTAGATTTTTTGAACAAGGTGGTTCTGCTAGAGGAGCGTATATAGACCTAACCGCTTGTACAGCAGGAGTAGGCACAGATATTATAGGAGGTTTATCGGATAGAAGAAGAAAAAATAACATTGTATATCTTTCTAGTTCATACTCCACAATAATAGACTCACTTAAACCTGTTAAGTTTGAATTTAAAGAAACCCCAGGAGTTATAAAGCATGGTTTTATAGCACAGGATGTATTAGAAGTCGAACCTGAATTAGTTTATGGTAATGGTGCAGAAGAGAATGGTTCATATAGAGTAGATTATGATGGTATCTTAGCTATGACTGTGAAATCATTACAAGAGGCATTAGCTCGAATTGATCAATTAGAAAAAACAATCAAAGAGATTCAGGGGTAGTTGTAAAATACAAACCCAACAAACAGTTTCAGCCAATCCCAGCATATTTATATTAAACAATATAATTCAATACAGTTATGGAAACAAAACAATTTAGTGTAGAGGAACTCGAGCAGATCAAGAAACTGCAAGAAAATTACAACGCAATTGGTGTACAATTAGTACAACTTAAACTTGCTCAAAAAAACGCTGAGACTTATCTAGCAACTCTTAAAGAACAAGAGATAGTACTAGAAACTCAAATTATGGAAACAAACACCGAGGAGAAAAAGTTAGCTGCAGATTTAGACACCAAATATGGAGCAGGGTCATTGGACCTTGAATCTGGAGTATTTACACCAAATCAGTAGAGATTTTAACGTTTCGAGTTATATTGTTATATTTATATATAAATTAACAAATTAAACTAAAACAATGGCTGAAAGAATAGTTAGTCCAGGAGTGTTTACGAACGAAAAAGATCTTTCGTTTCTTCCTGCAGGAATCGCAGCAATAGGAGCTGCAATAATTGGTCCTTCATTAAAAGGACCTGCTTTTGTACCAACCGTAATCACTAGCTTTGATGACTTTATTGCTAAATTTGGTGGTCTAAGCGAAGATACTTACTTACCGTATACTGTACAAAGCTACTTAAAAAGTGCATCTACAGTAACTGTAGTACGTGTTCTACAAGAAGGTGGATACAACGCAAACTCATTTCATATTATAGCAACTACAGGATCTGTAAGTAAACTGATTGGTGTTATTATGCCAACTACTGCAGTAGGTAGTTCAACTGGAAAAGGCTTTGAGAAAACTACATGGGCAGTTCCAAGTGGTAGTATCACAGGATCTTTTGGAATTACTTTATCTGGTTCTGGTGTAACAGCTCAGAGCATTACAGCTTCTGCAAATCCAACTAGCGTAGATTCATTTGCAAATGTACTAGGTACTTCAGTAAAAGGATCTAAAAAAGGATATATGTACTCTTATTTCTCTGAGTATGTTACTTCTATCGCAAGTTTAACAGGATCTACAATCACTTTTGTATCACAATCAGCAAATGCTTTAGTAAACTTGTCTGGTTCAGCTGGTGCATACAGCAAAGCAAACACTCCTTGGATTCAATCACAAATCATTGGTAACGATAAATTAAACTTATTTAAAGTTTACACACTAACTGATGGTGTTGATGCAAACACTGCTTACAAGATCAGCGTTATCAACAACATTCTACCAGGAGTTGATCCAGGTTCAGATTATGGTTCATTTAGCTTAGTAGTTCGTGAATACACTGACACTGATCAAAGACCAGTTATCTTAGAAAGCTACAATGGATTAAATTTAGATCCAGATTCAACTAATTATATTGCTCGTAGAATTGGAGACAAGTCTTACTCAGTAAGTACTTTAGGTGTAGTAAGCATTACAGGAGACTACGATAATGTGTCTAAATACATTAGAGTTGAAATGGATGCAGCTGTAAGTACTAAATCAATCACAGCTAATGTTAAACCTTTTGGTTTTGCAGCAGTGGTTCAACCAGTATCTTCAAGCTACTCAATGCCAACAGCATCTTTTGTAACTCAATTAACTCAAATTAATGGTGCTTACAATAAGAAAGCATATTATGGTTGGAACTTTACCTCAACAGATAATGGAAACTACTTAAAGCCATTAGCAGCAGGAACAATTGCAAACGGTAACGCTTTTAACTTAGATGAATCATTTATTCACCCAAGTGCATCAGCAACTAACACAAGTACCACAATCGCAGCAAGCAGAAGTGTATCTGGTTCAACCTTTGCAGGATTAGACGTTACTACTTTCTTAAAGTTCACAGTACCTTTCCAAGGTGGTTTTGATGGAATGGATCCAGCAATTGCAAAAAATGTTGGTTCATCAATCACAGCTACTAATGTATTTGGTATGGATTGTTCAACTGCAACCTCTATCGGTTCAGTAGGATACATCAAAGCTTTAAATGTAATTAGCAACTCTGACGAATATGATATTAATTTATTAGCTACTCCAGGTCTTACAATTGCAGATCATGCAGCCGTTATCAATAAAGCAATTGAAGTTGCTGAAGATAGAGGTGATTGTTTTGTAATTGCAGATCCAGTTACTCAAGGTCGATCTGCAGATGCAGCAGTAGCAGCAATCTCTACAAGTGGAATTGATTCTAACTATGTAGCTACATACTGGCCATGGGTTAAAATCCTAGACACAGACAAAAACAAACCAGTTTGGGTTCCACCAAGTGTTGTAGTACCACGTGTAATGGCTTACAATGACTCAGTAGCATACGAATGGTTTGCACCAGCAGGTTTAAATCGTGGTGGTATTACTGAAGCAGTTGATATTGAATTAAAACTCAATCAATCTACTCGTAATGACTTATACGAAAACAAAATCAATGCAATTGCAACTTTCCCTAGTCAAGGAGTTTGTATTTGGGGTCAAAAAACATTACAAGCTAAGCCTTCTGCTTTAGATCGCATTAATGTAAGACGTTTGATGATTACTTTGAAGAAATTCATTGCAAGCTCAAGTCGCTACTTAGTATTCGAAAACAATACTACAGCTACTCGTCAAAGATTCATTAACATTGTAACTCCATATTTGGAAACAGTAAAATCTCGTCAAGGTTTATACGCTTTCAAAGTTGTAATGGATGAAACCAACAATACACCAGATGTAATCGACAGAAACATCATGTATGGTCAAATCTACTTACAGCCAGCAAAAGCAGTTGAATTTATTATATTAGATTTTAATATCCTTCCAACAGGAGCAACTTTTGATAACGCGTAATATTTAATATAAAAGAACATGGCTAATTTAATAGAAAATAATCAAATCTTTTACACACCTTTCGAACCGAAAGTACAGAATAGATTTATCTTACAGATTGATGGTATTCCATCTTTCATTTGTAAAAAAGTATCTCGTCCACAAATCGATTGTGGCGAGGTAATTTTAGATCACATCAACATTCAACGTAAGTTGAAAGGTAAATGTAAGTGGGGTGATATCACTTTGTCTTTATACGATCCAATCGTTCCATCAGGTGCTCAAGCAGTAATGGAGTGGGTTAGAACAGCTCACGAATCAGTAACTGGTCGTGATGGGTATGCAGATTTCTACAAAAAGAATTTTGATATCTTTGTACTTGGACCAGTAGGTGATAAAGTTGAGAACTGGAAAGTTTGGGGTGCTTATATCAAAACATCACAATTTGGTGATATGGATTGGGCTACTGAGACTCCAGTTGAGATTGCTCTTACATTAGGTATTGACTACGCAGTATTGGAATACTAATAGTTAAAACAAAACTAAACTAAGAAAAGCCAGCAGAAATGTTGGCTTTCTTTTTTATATTGCGTATACTTATATTAAACTACATTACATTAAAAAGGTTTTAACATTATGAGCAAAGTTGTAAACGACGATTACCCCAACAGTGTTCGTCTAACAGACGAGGAGATCAAAGCTAAGTTCTTAGCAGAGTCCACAAACACTGGTACAATGGAAACATTTCAAAAATTAGATGTTCCAACTGAAATCATCGATCTACCAAGTAGAGGATACTTCTATCCAGAAGGACATCCACTATCGTCTGGAAAGATTGAGATGAAGTACATGACTGCTAAAGAAGAGGATATCTTGGCATCACAAAATCTTATTAAACAAGGTGTTGTAATTGATAAACTATTACAATCACTAATTGTTACTAAGATTAATTATAACGATCTATTAACCGTAGATAAGAATGCAATCTTTATTGCAGCTCGTATTCTAGGCTATGGTAAGGATTATGAAGTAGAGATTGCTTGCCCAAGTTGTGGTGAAAAATCTAAACACGTTATTGACTTACAAGAGTTCGATGAGAAAGAAATTGATTGGACCAAATTTACAAAAGGTGTATGCACTCACAAGTTTGTATTGCCAATTAGCAAAAAAGAATTAACACTTAAGTTTTTAACTCACGGAGATGAGAAAAAGATTGAAGATGATTCTAAAGCAGCTAAAAAGCTAAACAAAATTATAGGATCTGATTCAGACTTAACAACTCGTCTAAAGCATATTGTAGTAGCAGTTGATGGTAACAGTGATCCAGCAGTTATTAACAAGACTGTAGATACAATGTTATCCAGAGATTCACTAACATTACGTACGTATTTGAAAGAGAATACTCCAGACGTTAACACAACCTTCACATTTAGTTGTCCTAATTGTGATTATGAGCAAGAGAACATGGCCTTGCCCATTGGAGTCGGGTTTTTTTGGCCTGGGGTCTGACTATAGGCCCATCCTATACGACCAGATATTTGACCTTATGTATTATGGAAAAATGGGCTGGTCATGGACAGAACTGTATAACTTACCGGTATATCTCAGACGATATTATTACCTCAAGTTGTCAAAAATTAAGAAAGATGAAAACGATGCTGAAAAGGCTGCTTATGACAAAGCTAGATCAGGCGGAAGATAAAGATAAAGAGAGCCAGTTAATCACTGGCTTTTCTTATTTACAAACTATTTATATATAAAGTATTGCATAATGAAAAAATCAGACATACATAAGATTATACACGATGAAATCCAAAATCATAGAATTGAGGAAGGTATAACTAGCTGGTTATTAGACAAAGCTGAAACTTTTGTAAAGGGTCATTTTAATCATGCAGCAGATTATCAGTATGCTAGAATGATCAACTCACCAGACTTTAAAGCACTATCAAAAAAGTTTAATATGAGTGAGAAGGAGTTTACAAAAAAAGCTACTGACTTAATTAAACAAGATCCACAAAAATTTGCTGACTTACTGGCATACGATGTAAGAAAAGGAAGCTTTGGTAAGTACTTTAAATAATGACTAAACTGAAAGCAGACGATATTGACGTTGACAGCATACAAACTCAGCTAACAAAAGCTATTGCTAATGCCTTTAAAAAAGGAACTGATGATGCTTTTTCTGGAAAATCCTTCCTAAAGGATCTTAATGCTGAAATGGAAGAGTATACAAAAAAGCAAAAAGCTCAGCGACTTAATGACATTGTTGCACAAACAGCCTTAAATAAAAAAATAAGCACAAAAGAAGCTGAATTAGCAGTACTGGCACGTGTAGCAAAAATGCAAAATAACGCCAATATAGCGGATGCTATGTTGGATAAGAAGCAACAGGAAAGGGCATTGAAAAAAGCTCAAAACGCTAATGATACGTTGATGATACAACAGTATCAAAATGAATTAAAGGAAATAGATGCACAAATAAAAAGCTTAACTAAGGAAAACGCGTTAATAACAGAAAAAACAGCAGGGCTTCAAAAACAACTAAAAATACAAAGAGAAAAAGATGCTCTTGAGGCAAAAGCACAAGCAGTTGCTGATAAAACAAAAGAGGTTAAAAGTGCTCTTTTAGGCCAATTTGGCATCACAGAAAAAATAATAGATCAACTCAAAACGCCAGAACTGGCGAAAGCTATCTTTGCTCAGCAGATGATAGAAAAGCTAGGACAAGCTACAGACACCTTTAAAGAGTTTAAATCACAAGGACTATCAGCAGGACAAGCAGTTCAAGCATCATTTAAAATGATGTCCTTTAAAAACCTAATAGGGTTAGCAGACAATAAAGGTGTAATGAACGGTATCATTCAGCAATATGGTAACGTAAATGCCTTAAGTAGTCAGCTTGTTGATGATCTAGGTGTAATGGCCAAACAGCTTGGAATATCTGGAGAAGAGGCTTTAGGCTTAAATGCTTCATTGTCCCAAATGCCAGGTGAAACCTCACAATCTGCAGCAAACTCAATGAAGCAGGTAGGTGCAATGGCTAAAATACAAGGAATAGCTCCAGGTAAAATAATGAAAGACATGGCCAAGAATACAGAGGCTATGGCGTTATTTGGCAGTAGAGGGGCAGTAGCCTTCGGTAAGGCAGTAATTGAATTGCATAAGATGGGTGTTGAACTTAGTACATCAGTCAGTATGGCAAAAGGATTGCTTGATTTTGAAAGCAGTATTAATGCTCAAATGGAAGCTTCAGTGTTATTAGGTAGAGAAATAAATCTAGACAAAGCACGGGAGATGGCACTCAATCATGATATAGAAGGTGCAACGAGAGAAGTATTAAGGAATGTAGGAGGGCAAGCTCAGTTTGGTAGAATGAATATGGTTCAACAAGATGCCTTAGCTAAAGCAGCAGGTATGACTACTGAAGAATTACAAAAAGCAGTAGATGCGCAAATGGAGTCAAGCAAATACTCTGGTGAAAGTGCTGGTTTTTGGAATGAAACTTTAGGTACTACCATAGCTTGGGGATCGGCTCTTGTAAAGAGTGCCGCATCTTGGGGTCCAATACTCCTTTCTGGTTTTCAGATGCTTACACAATTAAGATTGATAAAAGCATTGCAAGGAGATAATGGAGGTTTATTTAGTGGTCTGTTTAGTGGTTTTAAAAAAGGAGCTAGTGATACTAAAGATTTAGCTAAGCAAGTTGCTGCCATGAAAGCACTTAACCCAGCACTCACATCAAAAGATGCATTAGCTCAACTAAGAGCAGCACAAGTACCAGGAAAAGAAGGTATGCTAGACAAACTCCAAAAAATAGATGCAAAGGCAATGCTATCAACAGCGGCAGCAATTGCAGCAGTTGGAGTTGCTTTAATTGGTGTAGGTTTAGGAATAAAATTTGCTTCTGAAGGATTAGCAGAGTTGGTTCAGTCTTTTAAGGGTTTATCAAGTGAGCAAATGAACAGTGCCTTACTTGCAATTGGATTAGTAATGGTAGGGTTTACTGTTATAGTTGCTCTTCTAGCAAAAGTCTCTACGATTGCTGTTATACCTTTATTGGCGCTAGCAGCTGCTTTCTTAGGGATTGGTTATGGAATAAAGCTTGCAACTGATGGTGTAGGAAATATGGTTAAACAGTTTGGTGAAATACCATACTCAAACCTAATGGCATTACCAGCAACTATGATGGGTATAGCAGCAGGTTTAGCCTCAATGGCCTCTATGGGTTTCCTAGCTACCCCTGTCATACAAACACTAACAGCTCTAGGAAAAGCAGGACCAGCTTTATCAAATGTTAAATTAGGAGCAGGGCAAGAGGGTGGTGAGTTAAAAAACTCAAGTGAGAATAGTGCTGTAGTTGAGTCATTAGGTCAAGTGGTAAAAGCCATTGGTACTTTATCAGACGCAATATCAACCAGAAAAGGTGATGTTATAATAGATGGTACAAAAGTTGGTAAGGTTTTACTTCCAATTATTGAGAATAGAATTAACTTTGGTATGAGATAAAGATGGCAAAACTATTTAAAACTATAAGTCTAGAAGAGCGCTACAATAGTAGCGTTCATAATGAGTTGCCAGCCAAAGTAAAAGCTGTAAATCAAGGTGGTATCCTTTTACAACCAGCTAAGCCATCTAAAGAACTAGAAAGTGCTTTATTAAAAACACTTCCAAATGCTGTTGAGCAAAATAGTGCTATACTAAAAGGAATGGTGAAAGGACCTGAGTCTATTCCACCATTTGTGAATACAAAATTTAGATCTGCAATTAGTTTAGCAGATAGATTATCACAACCAAAAATAGGAAGCACAACCCACTTAGCTCAGTACTTTTTATCAGATGTAAATACTGACTATATTAAAATAACTCCATTTGGAATTTTTAATCATACCAGTACTACTATAATACAACCAGTTAAAACTAACATTGCACAAGGAGGTCAAAACCCAATAATATTTAATCCTACATTAAGTCAGGGATTGGTATATGCTAATGGAGTTGCTAGTTCTTTCATAAACGTATTAGTACCGACTTATGATAGTCTACTACTACAAGGTACTTTTTTTGGTAATGGAATTTACCAATCATTTACCAACATAATACTTCCATTAGGAGTTAACCAAGGACCTGGAACTAATCCAATACTAGCAATTACTGTACCTCTTTTAGCACCCCTACAAGGACCTGGAACTAATCCGGTAAGTGCAATAACCAATGCTGCAATATTAGCGACACAAGGAACTATAATCATCAACAACATTGTAAAATCTGTTATAAATGTAGTACGATCAAGATTGTCTGGCACTATTCCACAAAAAGGTGTTGTGATATTAGGCACTCCTTCAACAAGCGTAGTACAAGATAGTGATATTGTCTTAGGTATACCGACTGCAACTGTAGTACAAGATGGAGATGTTATTTTAGATACTCCAATTGCAACGGTAGTGCAGTTTAGCGATATCATCTTAGACACTCCAAGTGCAGAAAAAATATCCCCTGCACCAGAACTTAATCAAATAACTTTTGAACCCAATTACACCTTTCCAGTACTCAAATCCTTAAGATACGCAGCTGATAGAGCTCTAGCAGCTTTTTCACCAACAGTAAAACATGGTAGTTCTGGAATACCTACATCAGTAACAAAAGAGGGTTCAACATACTTTCAAGATGCAGGTATATTATTTGGAGATTATTACTCAGGAGGTGATGTAAGAAGGGTAGCTTCAATGTCAAAACTGCTTAGAACAAATCCAAATGCACCAGGAAATAATGCAAAGAACTCACTTGAAGGATTAGATTATTACATAAGTAGGTTGACGTTTGAACCACTCAATCAAAACGAAACTTGGAGATATAATGATGTTGGTACATACACAAAACAACCTGTTGGACTAGATGACCAATTAGAGATAGCTGCACAAGATCTTGATCCTAATGGAGACAGTAGCCTAGGCTACTATGATACTCTACTATACAAAGACCTTATTGCAAGATCTAACACCTCAGTAAAAGGAAAAAACGGAACAGACTTTAGATCTCTTCTCAGAGAAGATGGTATAGTTATTAAATACATAGATAGTACACCTACTGATCAATATATAAACAAAAACGGTTCAGTAGAACAAAGGAGTCCTTTAAACGCAGTAGTTAATGATGATCGCAAATCTGACTTTGTTACTTTAAAAATTGGACCATTAGGATCAAGTAATCCTATTGTATTTAGATCTTACATTACTAATTTTAGTGATAGTTGGACAAATACTTGGGAAGACACTAAACTATTAAATAGGTTAGAAACCATACACTCCTACAGAGGTGTTGTGAGGGCAGGTAGTATAGCTTTCAAAGTACCAGCTTTATCAAGCAAAGACATGGATATCATCTATGGTAAACTACAAAGTTTAGTAAGGGTGGCATCTATTCCTACAGCTCCTAGAACACAAGGAACAATGATGAAAGCACCTATATGCAGTTTTACTTTAGGAAAGTGGTACATAAACACACCAATAGCAGTAAACTCAGTTAAGTATGATGTACAAATAGCTGAGTATGCTTGGGATGTGGATAAACAGTTACCACAAATTGTAGACGTTTCTATGGACTTTAGATTTATTGTTGGTATTGGTGATGGCAGTGCAGTACCAACAGCAGGACTTATACCATTTGCATAGTATGATAAATAGATACGATAATATAGCATCAAAGAAAAGCGATAGTGGCAAAACGGTTGTTAAACCAGTAATATATCCACCTATACCAAGAAGTGCAGATGACATTTATGTCAGAACAACACCAGGAGATAGACTTGATTTATTGGCAAATAATTACTATGGTAATGTAGGTTATTGGTGGATAATAGCAGAGGCTAATGGAGTTGGAAAAGGTACAATGACAATCCCACCAAACCAACAACTACGAATACCAGCAAGCTTATCTCAAATTTTATCTGACTATAAAGAATTAAATAAATAAAGTTATGACTAACCCGTTTAGTAAAAAACAAGTACCAATAAAAACTCAAGAAGAGTTAGATAAACGTGCAAGAAACGTTTTATACCTCACGGAGATTCAAGGAGCACATCCACAAATTCGTATAACGAGTATGTGCGATCAGTGTAAAGTGGCTAGTGTACAAAATCCCATAACTAACGAGGGTATTAGATATGATAAAAAAATCAATAACACTCTAAGATCAAGACAGCAGTTAGCTAATGAAGAAATTGGTGTTGGTGCACCATTATATGATCCAACAACATACTCACCTTATCCAATAGTAACAGAAGTCAAAGTAACAAAGCAAGGCGAATTAGGAACAACAAGAAAGACTACTGTATCTATAATAGCTTATGATGATAATCAGTTATTAGAACTACAAAAGTGTTTGTTTATTCCTGGAATGAGTGTTAGGGTAGAGTGGGGATTCCATATGCCAGAAGTACTTGCTAATGCTTCTACGACTGATAATACTGTTAATAGTCTTATATTACAAGAGACTAGAAAAAACCCAAACTATGAGGGTCTACAAGGATTAGTTACTAATTTCAGCTTTAATTTAACACAAGGACAGTACTGGACTTGCAGTGTGGAAATAATATCAGCAGCAGAAGCTCTTCTTGGAGGATCCACTGAAACTCCTTGTGTAGATTCTACTACCAACCCACCTAGTCTAGGAAGCAAGTGTACACAACAAGTAAAAGATGCTGAAGGTAATAAAAAGACTGAAAAAAGATCTAGATTGTTTGGTAAGTTGTTAGAAATAAGTCGTTTAGCTAACTCTCCAAAAGATTTCATGAGTGCAGATTCGGCAGACAATCCAAGAACAAAACTGCAGATAGAAATTCAACGTCTAATGATTGATAGAGAGTACAGAGCTGGAGTTAAGCAACCAGGTGCCAATTTTCAAGATATTCGTATTGAGTGGTATAGATATTTAGGAGATACTCGAGAACAAGGTGGTGGAGGTAGTGGACTTCTTGAAGCCTTTTATAGCTTTTTTTCAAACACTGTTGGTGATGGTACTAGTGAAATGTATATAACTTGGGCTGCTTTCGAGACACTAATAAATACATATGCTTTTCCAACTGACGGACCTAACACAAAAGGTCATAGTATTGGAAGTTTGGATAGTGGTGGTGTACTACTAGCTTACCATAAATCATTAGAATCTACCGATCCTCGAGTATGCATTATTCCAGGTACTCCTTTATGCCAATTCTTATTAGATAGACCAGAGTTCCAAGGATTATCAAAGGTACCTTCGGCTATAGATACAGCAAATGGAAGGGGTGGTATCATACTATCCAGAATTCGTCTAAACGTCATCATGCTACTAAAAGAACTAAACGCAGTAGAGAATGAAAAAACAGGAGACTTCTCAGTAAAGACATATATCACAAATGTACTAAGAACCATAAACAATGCTTGTGGTGATTTATGGGAATTTGAAATAATATCCAACAATGAAGATGAAAACTACAAATGGCCAAAACTCTCAGTAGTAGATATCAAGTTCCCAAGTATGGGAAACCAAAAAGTGCAAGTATATGATTTTCCTGGTAAGGTTTTAACACAAAGCGATAAGGAGACTAGAAGGTCTATATTGAGAGATATGAACTTCACTATGAAGATGACTTCAGCCATGAAGACTCAAGCTTTATATTCTGGTAACTATAAAAGTACAAAAAGTACGCCAATGGCAGTAAGCACTGATCCAAGAAATCCTTGTTTAGCGACAAGTACCATGCCATTTCAAAGACCATTTCAAGGAATCGGAGTATTAGTAAACTCAATGTTTTATACAAACTTAGCTCGTAAGCCTATAGAATACAATGAATGTGAACCATGCAAAGGCCCAGATGAAGTAAAAAAAAGCTTTAGAATGGCTATGATAGAGTTGCAGGAAGATAGAGTGTCTGATGCAACAACAGGTCAAGCAGCAAGCCTATTAAGACAAGAATACGCAGATAGTATATATAAAGGAGATATTGCTCATTGTGCAGGACAACCATTACCATTTGAACTAAGCTTAACAACAGATGGTATAGGTGGTTTTGGATTTGGCCAACTAATAACTTGCAACCGTATTCCTGAAAACATAAGATACACCTATGACTGGCAAGTCACTTCTGTTGAGCACACAATCAATCCATCCGGTTGGGTGACACAAATCAACACAATACCGAGAATGAAACCTCAAATACCAAAAGAACGTCCAATAGAAATACCTGATATTAATAGTACATCAGGTTTACTGGCAGCAAATACTTTTAGAGATGGAGGAGTAGCCGTTTCAAGTGGCCAAAACCCAATAGCAACAACACCACCTACAACAAATTCAATACCAAACACAGGAGGAATTTTGTTTGATCAAAATGGCAATCCTATAACCTTACCATAATGGCAAAACTAACTAGTGAATATGGCGTAAGAAAAAATGACAACATCTACCTTTACACAAAAGGTGGTGAGTTTAGTTACGGAGGCATAAACTATGTTGGAGAGTATCACTATGATGGCAATGTCGCTAAAACAGGACCTACACCCAATGACAATGCACAACTTCTACAAAGATACTTTGCAAATCCAGAACACTACATCTACGATAGAGCATTTAGATTTAAACCAAAAGTATTAGGCTTTGTTGATCCAAAGCCATACCTATATAAACCAAATGAGCAAGTATACTCAGTAGGAGTAGATTCTCGATACTTTGTTGAAAAAGTACAAGACAGTGAAAGCTATGCTATCGAAATAGATTCAGCACAGTTTAGTCGTATAAACACATCTGGTGGTATTGATGGCAGTATACATTCCTACACATCAATAGAGTGGAAACTTACTGGATCAACACAAAGTATAACTAAGTACAACCAATATCAGATAAGTATTGCCTCTGCAACAGTGCCAAGTATAAATTACGCTATAAGAAATTATCTAGAATACGCTAGAATCACCCTCGTTTGATTTTAATTTAAAAGTATGTATATTGTTCTACATGATCGTAGATAATATACAACAAATACAAAACCTAAAGAATAAGTCTGTGTTCTTATATCCTATCAAAAAGGATGATAGACTTCATAGGTGCAATAATCCAATTATAGGATTTGTTGTAATCGATACCCAATCAAAAGAAGCATACACAATAAGCAATGGACATCCTGATGGAATACTAAACGTATCTGATCTAGATTTCTTAAAAGATTCCAAGGTGTACTGCTATGACATATTGTTACTGAAGTACAGTGGATACAATACAGACAACTATATAGATGCTCAAATGCAGTATTATCTATTCACAAACAAGCCTTACGAACTAGATACTCCAGGAGTAATCAATCACTACACCAGACAATACCAAAACTGTCACAAGATAAATGACCTAGTACCGCTACTTAAGCATGAAGAGATTGCTTCAAGTATCTTCAGTGACATATGGATTAAAGAGGAGCAAGCAGGATTACCATTCTATCAACACCAATTACAAAATGTGTTTTATAATATTGAAAGACATGGCTTAAGTATTGATCCTACTTTGTTTGAAGAACGCTTTAGTAAGACCTTTAGTAGAGTTGGTAACTCATGTTACACACAATACAATTACTATACAACAACTGGAAGACCAAGTAATAGATTTGGTGGTATAAACTTTGCAGCTTTGAATAAGGAAGATGATACTAGAAATTGTTTTGTAAATAGACTCGGTACTTTGGTTGAGATTGACTTTAATTCATATCACCCAAGACTAATTGCATCTTTGATTGGATATGACTTTAAAGGTGAAAATGTATACGAGCACTTAGCTAAACATTACAGCAATACTCAAACACCAACACAAGAGGATATTGAGAAAGCTAAAGAGATGACCTTTAGACAGATCTATGGAGGGATACAACAACAATACATGCACATACCTTTCTTTGCATCTATTGAGGCATTAGCACAAGAGATTTGGAGAGAAGCTAATAGTAGTGGGTATGTAGAAAGTCCTATATCAGGCAGAAGACTGACATTGGCTAATTATCAGGATATAACCGTATACACACTGTTTAATTACTTTATTCAGATGTATGAGACAGAACAAAACGTAACAATGCTTAGCGAGTTGTTTAAAACATTGGATAAAGATATTGTGCCAATACTATACACATACGATAGTATCTTATTTGATTTACCAAAACATAAGTGTGAGTTACTACAAGAGTCTTTAAATAAAGTGATACCAAGTCACTTTCCATTTAAAATAAAAACAGGTAGTAATTATAAGTGTTTACAGTAAACGGACATATTTATATTAAATAACTAGGTAATGAAAAAGTCAGAATTAGTTAAAATGATTCGTGAGGAGGTAGCAAGTATACTTCGTGAGAAGAGTATGAAGCGCAAGAACATCAAGGAAGAGGATAGCACAGATCCAGCATTAATGTCAGCACAGAAAGCAGCACTACAAGCTGATATTAAAGCCAAACAAATAGCACTAGACAACGCTAAAAAGAAACTTAGCAAATCATAATGAGACCTCAGCTACTTTGCACTTTTACTTACTTAGATAAGCTACCGGTTAGTATTGGAGATATCTATAAAGCATATAGTGTTGATGATGTTGCAAATATGAAATGTTATTACTATATTCAAGCTCCTAACAATGTTGTTTGTATATATAACGTAAGCACTAGCGAAAGAAGATTAGGTAATACAATCTCCATCAATCGCAAAAAAGAAACTAATACATTCTACAGTATCAATGCAATTAATAGTTTAATTCGCATTTTAAACAATGGAGTATTAGACAAGACGTTCATTATCGAATGGAACAATTATAAAGACATGATGTTATTGGCAGATGGCCAAACAAACTACAAAACAATAGAAATAAAGGAATTGTCATATTAAGAGACAAAAAAGTACCAAACAGTAGACAAGCATTAGGGATTTAAAAAGTTAGCAACATAGTTGCAAGTAGTTAAAAGAATCCCTATATTAATAAAAGTCAAGTAAGTTTAACAATTAAAAACAAGTAAAAAAATGGCAATCAATTTAGATTCGATTAAAGCAAAGTTGCAACAGATGCAACAAACAAACAGTGGTGGTGGAAATAAGGCTAGCGAGCACATTTGGAAACCAACAGTAGGAAAAACTCAAGTACGTATCGTACCCTACGCATTCGACAAAAACAATCCTTTTCAAGAGATGTACTTCCACTATGAAATTGGAAAGCGTACAATGGTATCACCGGTATCATTTGGTCGTCCAGATCCAATCGTAGAATTTGCAGAGAAGTTAAAGAAGTCAGGAGACAAAGATGACTGGAAATTGGGTAAAAAGATTGAGCCTAAGTTTCGGGTTTATGCACCAGTAATTGTTCGTGGTTTAGAGCATGAAGGTGTTAAGTTTTGGGCTTTCGGTAAACAAATCTTTACTGAGTTACTAAGCATCATTTCAGATCCTGATTACGGAGATATCACTGATATCATGAATGGACGTGACGTTACTGTAGAATATACAGCAGCAGAAAAAGAAGGAGCATTTCCAACTACAACAGTACGTGTTAAACCTAACACAACTCCAGCAACAACAGATAAAGAAATTGCTGAGAAGATCGTAAATGGTCAGAAAAATCTTAAAGACTTGTTCACTGAACTAAGCTATGAAGAAATGACTGATGCATTACAAAAATGGTTAGATCCAAATGCAGGAACTCAAGATGGCACTAAGCAATCAGGAAGTCCTATCACTGGAGCTACTACAGCAACCAAATCAGAAGATATCTCTTCAGCATTTGATTCATTATTTAATTCCTAAGAGTTATGGCAAAGCAGACAAAAAAAGTACCTGATGAAATATCAGGCAGGGACGAACTGGCTTCATTATTAGCTGACAGTTTAAATAAACAGTTTAAAGACTTTAAGGCTGCTCATTTCCTAAGTGGAGAAGAAGAAACACCAACAGATTTAACAGAGTGGGTCGGAACAGGATCCACTCTCTTAGACCTTGCTATCTCTAATAGACCAAATGGAGGATTTCCAGTAGGTCGTATCATTGAGTTACAGGGTATGGAAGCTTCAGGTAAAAGTTTAATTGTAGCACATGCATTAGCAAATACTCAAAAGAAAGGTGGATTAGCAGTGTATATTGATACAGAGAATGCTTTGAGTGAAGAGTTCTTAACAGCTGTTGGAGTAGATGTATCAAACATGTTGTATGTACCTCTAGAAACTATTGAGGATGCTTTTGAGGCTGTAGAGAATATTATCGAAACAGTTCGTAAGAGTTCAAAAGATCGTTTAGTTACTATTGCATTAGATTCAGTATCAGCTGCAACTACTAAGATAGAGCAAGATGCTGACTATGACAAGGATGGTTGGGCAACTTCAAAAGCTATCCTAATGTCAAAAGCAATGCGTAAGATTACAAACATCATTGCAAAGCAAAGAGTTCTTTTGATCTGTACATCACAACTTCGTGAAAAGATGGGTGTAATGTTTGGTGACAAATGGACTACTAGTGGTGGTAAAGCTCTAGGTTTTCATGCAAGTTGCAGGATTAGACTTAAAGGTGTAGGAAAGCTAAAGAGTGGTAGTGGTAAGACGGAACAAATTATTGGAGTACAAACAGAAGCTCAAGTAATTAAGAATCGTATGGGACCTCCTTTCAAGAAAGCAACTTTTGATATCTACTTTAGTTCAGGAATCGATGATACAAATAGCTGGTTAACAATCATGAAAGATTATAGCTTACTCAAACAATCAGGAGCTTATTACACATTGGTGAATGAGATTACTGGAGAAGAGATGAAGTTTATGTCTAAGGATTGGAAAGGCATGCTGGAGTCGGATCCAGAGTTAAAAGAGTTTTGTTACAACAAGATATGCGATATCTTTATCATGAAGTATAAAGCTGAAAATGGATTTGATCCAGATTCAGTATCAGTTGATGATGGAGATTTGATAGATTAATGATAAACAAATATCAAGCGCTGATTAATGAGCTCAAGCTCAGACAAAGTGAAACTGAGACTATCCACAAAAACTCTAGGGTTTTAATTGTGGATGGTCTCAATCTCTTTATAAGAGCATACTCAGCGAGTCCCGTTACGAACGGCAATGGAGAGCATGTAGGAGGAATATCAGGATCACTATTAAGCTTAGGTCATGCTATCAAGAATATTAATCCAACTAGGGTTATTATGGTATTTGATGGTAAGAATGGCTCAGCTCGTAGAAGATCAATATTCCCAGATTACAAAGCTAATCGAAAAGTAAAGATTAGACTAAACAGATCAGAAACAGTTGATAAGGAAGATAACCAACTAAAGCAGTTACTAAGACTAATTCAGTACTTGGAGATCATGCCTATCACTACTATGACCGTAGATGGTTCAGAGGCAGATGATGTTATTGCTTATCTAGCAAATGACTATTTGGCTGTAAAGGATTCACAAGTATTTATAATGTCTTCAGATAAAGACTTTATGCAGTTAGTAGATGACCGTGTTCACATATGGAGTCCAACTAAAAAGCGTATGTTCTATACTGATGATGTGATCACTGAGTATGGAGTACCACCAGCTAACTTTGCTATATACAGATCCCTAATTGGAGATGATAGTGATAATATTCCTGGAGTACCTGGACTTGGTACTAAAACCATCTTTGAGAGGTTTCCTAAGTTTACACAGGAAGCTATGGACTTGGATCAGTTTTTTGATTACGTTCGAGAAGTATCAGTAGGTAGCAAAGTCAAAATCTACAACAAAGTACTGGAAGCTGAAGCAGATGTGAGATTGTATTTCGAGGTAATACAATTGGGCACAAGCGACATCAACATGAGCAATAAGATGAAGATTATTGGCATGATGGAAAAGCAAGTAGAGAAGCTTATAAAAATAAAGTTTCACACAATGCTAATTGAAGATGGAATGACATCAGCCATTAAAAATACAGAAATGTGGTTGAGAGAAATTACTTCAAAATTAGATCAACATACCTTGGAAGATTAATAAATTATTAGTATGGTTACGATATGCAAGTAGAAGATACACTAAGCTTTTTTGGTACAGGATTTCAAAACAAAGTACTTACAGTTCTGTTAAGAGATAGAGCTTTCTTACAGCAAGTACACGATATCCTAGATCCAAAATACTTTTCATCAGAGTCAAGTCAGTGGATGGCTAAAGCTATTCTAAAGTACTTTGGTGAATACAAATCACCTCCAACATTAGAGGTACTGAAAGTTGAGTTAGATCAGATTGAAGTACCTATGCTTAAAACTACAGTAGTTGAGAACATTCGTGAGGTATTAAAGTTTGCAGAAGCTGAGGACTTGCAGTATATCAAAGATAAGACACTAGACTTCTGTAAGAATCAAAAGCTTAAAGCAGCGATCCTAAAGTCAGTTGAGTTACTTAAATCAGGTAAATATGATGAGATCAAAAGCGGTATAGATGATGCTATGAAAGCAGGATCTGATCGTAATATTGGTCATGAGTATATTGATGATATGGCTTTACGTTTTGTAGAGAACAAACGAAACACTGTAGATACTCCTTGGGACGTACTCAATGAGATTATGGATGGTGGATTAGGTTCTGGTGAGATGGGAGTGTTCGTAGCACCTGCAGGTATTGGTAAGTCAATGGCTTTAGTCAACATAGCAGCAGATGCAGCTAAGAAAGGATTAAATGTTGTTTACTACACTTTGGAGTTATCAGAAACCTATGTAGGAGCTCGTTTTGACTCCCACTATACTAGTATACCTTCACAAGATCTAAAGTTCCATCAAGAAGAAGTTATAGAAGCTCTTAAAGGAATTAAAGGTAAGCTGATAATTAAGTACTATCCAACTAAGACAGCTACAGTAAATACAATATCAGCTCACTTGGATAAGTGTGTAATGCAAGGTGCAAAACCAGATCTAATATTATTAGACTACGCTGACTTGTTAAGAGATACTGGAGTGAAAGGTTCTATAAGGAATGATCTCATGTTAGGTAATATCTATGAAGAGCTAAGAGGTTTAGCAGGTACTTATCAGATTCCAATTTGGACTGCATCACAAGCAAACAGATCAGCTTTAGAAGAAGATATTATCGAAGCAGACAAGATTGCAGAGTCTTATGCTAAGGTGATGGTTGCTGACTTTGTGGTGTCATTATCTAGAAAGACTGCAGATAAGATCTCAGGTACTGGTAGATGGCACGTTATTAAGAATCGTTTTGGTCCTGATGGATTAACCTTTCCAAGTAAGATGAATATGGCAACAGCTCACATCAACATCTACGCTGAGAATACAGTATTAGGTAAAGAAGCAAAGATACTAATGCAGAATAATGATGAGGTAATACGCCAGGCTTTAGCAAATAAATTTTCAGAATTAAACAGTTTAGTGAAGTAAACACTAAGGTAAACACTATTTATATATACAACTAACAATCTATAAATCTATAAATCTATGATGACAATATCAAATGAGATCTTGAGTGAGATCACTGTCTTCTTGAAGTACGCAAAATATGTACCTGAATTACAAAGAAGAGAAACCTGGGAAGAACTAGTAACACGTAACAAGAACATGCATCTTAAAAAGTATCCAGCATTGGCAGGAGAAATTGAAGAGGTGTATAAAATGGTTTACAATAAGAAGATATTGCCATCGATGAGGTCCATGCAGTTTGCTGGAAAGTCTATTGAGACTTCACCTAATCGTATCTACAACTGTGCATACTTACCAATCGATGACGTAAGAGCATTTGGTGAAACAATGTTCCTATTACTAGGAGGAACTGGTGTAGGATACTCAGTACAGAAACATCACGTAAACTTATTACCAGAAATCAGAAAACCAAATGCAAAAAAGCACAAGCGTTATCTAATTGCTGATAGTATTGAAGGATGGGCAGATGCAGTAAAAGCATTAGTTAAAAGCTATTTTACTGGTTCTATGGCGATTGATTTCGACTTTAGTGATATCCGTCCAAAAGGAGCACGTCTAATTACATCAGGTGGTAAAGCACCAGGACCTCAGCCTCTAAAAGAGTGTTTGATGAAAGTACAAGGTATCCTAGATGCAAAAGAAGATGGTGATAAACTAACACCAATTGAAGTGCATGATATTGTGTGCCACATTGCAGATGCAGTGTTAGCAGGTGGTATTCGTAGAGCAGCTCTTATCAGCTTGTTCTCTGCAGATGATGAAGAAATGATTTCTTGCAAATCAGGTAACTGGTGGGAAAACAATCCACAAAGAGGAAGAGCAAACAACTCAGCAGCATTGTTGAGACATAAAGTAACAGAAGAATTCTTTTTGGATCTTTGGAAACGTATTGAGTTAAGTGGAGCTGGTGAGCCAGGTATTTACTTAACTAACGATAAAGATTGGGGAACTAATCCATGTTGTGAGATTGCTTTACGTCCATTCCAATTCTGTAACTTGTGTGAAGTGAATGTGAGCGATATTGAGTCTCAAGAAGATTTAAACAATCGTGTTAAAGCAGCAGCGTTCATTGGAACACTACAAGCAGGATACACAGACTTCCACTACTTACGAGATGTTTGGAAGCGTACAACAGAAAAGGATGCTTTGATTGGAGTATCAATGACAGGTATCGGATCTGGTACTGTGTTAGGATATAGCATGAAAGAAGCAGCTAAGATTGTAAAAGAGGAGAATGAAAGAGTAGCTAAAATGATAGGAGTTAACAAATCAGCTCGTACAACCACAGTTAAACCTGCAGGTACTACTTCACTCACTTTAGGAACTTCAAGTGGTATTCATGCTTGGCACAATGACTATTACGTTCGTCGTATTCGTATTGGCAAGAATGAAGCTATCTACACTTACTTGTTGTTAAACCATCCTGAGCTAATAGAAGATGAATACTTCCGTCCTCATGATACTGCAGTGATATCAATACCTCAAGCAGCTCCAGAAGGATCTATCCTAAGAACAGAATCACCATTCCAATTACTAGAGCGTATTAAAAAAGTACACTTAGAGTGGGTTAAGCCAGGTCACAGAGGTGGTAGCAATACACACAACGTATCTGCAACTGTATCTATCAAACCAGAAGAGTGGGATGGAGTAGGTGAGTGGATGTGGGCAAACAAAGATCATTACAATGGCCTATCAGTACTTCCATACGATAATGGTAGCTATGTTCAAGCTCCATTTGAAGATTGTACTAAAGAGAAGTATGAAGAAATGATGAAGCATTTACATAACATCGATCTATCCAAAGTTGTGGAAATGGATGACAATACAACCCTTAAAGAAGAAGCTGCTTGTGCTGGAGGAGCTTGTGAAATAAAATAATGATACCAATACAATACGATTGGATAGTCCAATTATATTTGAGTGAGATAGCTCAACGAATAAAAGATAAACAGAAAGATGAAAGTAGGAGTTAAAAAGTTACACCCAAGTGCAGTTATACCAAAGTATGCAAAACCAGGAGATGCTGGTTTAGACTTAACTGCTGTTGAAATTATTAATGATGAAGGATTTCAAGTTACCTATAAAACAGGTTTAGCTTTTGAAATACCTTTAGGTTATGTTGGTCTAATCTTTCCAAGAAGCTCAGTACGCAACTATCAGTTAGATCTATCCAATTGTGTTGGTGTCATTGATTCTGGTTACAGAGGAGAAGTTCAGTTTACTTTCAACAAGTTGGCTGGTATTCCATCCAAGAAGTATGAAGTAGGTGATAGAGTTGGTCAAATGATTATAATGCCATATCCTGAAGTCTCTTTAGTTGAGATGGAAAATCTATCTAATACTGAACGTGGTGAAGGAGGATTTGGCAGTAGTGGTAATTAATAACAAAAAGGAGACTATTTATATATAAAAAACATGGAATTACCAAATTCAACAGTAGTGAATGTAGTATCAGAGCAATCAAGCATCTTACTACCAAAAACATTAACCGAAGAGATTATAGCAACTCTTAATGATGCAATAGCAGAAGAGTATACAGCTCATTACTTTTATAGAGGAGCAGCTAACTGGTGTGCTGGAGTAGCTTATGTTAAAGCAGCTGCATTCTTTGCTGCAGAAGCAGCAGCAGAATTAGAGCATGCTGAAAAGATGCAGAAGTATTTAGTAGATTGGAACTGTACTCCAAAACTACCATCAGTAAAGTTTTCTGGTGAGTTTAAGAGTTTGATCGATGTAGTTAATAAATCATATGCTATTGAGTATCAACTTGGTAGTAAGTATATGAACTGGGCAACACAAATGTTACCTAAGCACTTAATGACCTTCAACTTCTTACAAGAGTTTGTTGATATTCAAAACGAATCTATTGCTGAGTACTCTGACTTATTGAACGCAGCACAACTAATAGATGTTAGTAACAAACTTGACCTATTACACTATGAAGAACGATACTTCTAATAATCCAACAGTAGATTTAGATACTTTATTTGAATCAAGTACTGAGCATACTATAACTAATGAAGAAATCGTTAGTGATTATTCTCATGTTGATTTTGCACGTATCTTAAATGAAGTATGCTATAAACTACCAAAAGGATATCCTACTGTAGTGGACGGAGTGTTTACTGAAAGAGAGGAGATTGTGATTATCAATGAGGCTTTAGAAGCAGAAGGATTACCAACTCTTCCATTATCAGAAGCAAGACCTACTAAAATCACAGACGAGGACATCACCAAGCTACTAAACACACCAGTATTAAAAAAACAAAGTATTGCAAAGTATGCACTCAAATCCAACAATACCATTGTACTATATATTACTGGAATTAAGAAATCAGAGCGACCAAGCATACTGAAGGCAATAACAGCATCTTTAAAGTCTGCAAAGTATGTTAATAAAATATCTACTGCAGGTGCAGTTCAAGGAAATTATAATGGAGTTCCTTACTATATTGTAGTAAAAGAGCATGCTGAAGAAAAGACAGACACAGATTTAAAAGAAGGTCTATCTGTTGTGGCAGCAGGAGTATTGGATTTACAAAGCGCTACACCACAAAATGTAAAAAATATTATTAACAGCTTGTTAGTAGCTTCTAAGACTGTGGTAGGTTTGACTAAGAGTACTCAACTAAATATAATTGACTATCTTAGAAAACTAAAAGTAAAAGTTGCTAGTGATCCAAAAATAGCTAAGGTTGCAGCAAACATACTTAACGAGAACATATCACAAGGCGCATCGTTTCAAGTGTTTTTGGAAAGTAATTCTTCATTTAGAATAGAAAGAGGACAGAGCAAGACCGAGCTATTTACACAGATTAGGAGTGTTGCAGCTGCAGTTACAAACTTACCAGCAGATAAATGGTGTCCAGGAGATATATATTTTATACGTAAAGGTAGTGAAGACAAGATTAAAAAAGTTTTA